ATGAATAATATGAACCAGTACATAAAGAATGTAGTTAAACGAATGTATCAAATAGATGTTGATACAGCATCGAAAGAGCAACTTGAAGCCATTGAAGAAATCAATGTCAGTGATATTACTATGAATAGTGAGGTTACGACATGGAATTTCTCTGAATTCCCGAATCTAAAAAAGATTGATTGCAGTTATCTGTTCATCAAAGATTTGATAACAACGGGATGTACTGAACTAGAATATCTTCGGTGGGAAGGAGTTAGAGGTAATGACATACACTTAGACCTTTCAACGAATAAGAAGTTGAAGAAAGTTGTCGGTGGGCAGGATGGAATTGTCGAACTTGATTTTTCTTTCAACCCCTTACTTGAAGAAGTATCTATGTCTTTATCACAAAGTTTACGTTGGATAGAACTATCTCATTGTAACAACCTAAAGAGACTAACATTGTTCGGAGTTTTAATCCCATTTGTGGATTTGACAGCATTACATAATCTGGAGTATGTAAACATTAGCTATATGAATCAATATAGAAATATGGCAGATGAATATGGGGATGGTTATCCACGCCCAATTTTGTTTGTGAATGAAGATTTTAACGAATCTATCATAGAAGACCACACACGTCAATATTCATACTACACATACAAACTCATTAAAGTCTCAGAAGGTTCTAAAGAACAAAAATTCTTAAATGAGGTAAAAGCTATGAAGGAGAAAATCCTCTCTATCCCTGTTGACCGTAAAGGTAAATATGTGGCTATTTTACATTATGCTCTTATGGATAAATTAAACAATCTATGAAGGACTTAATTGATTAATATATGGAATCAATACGGATATTCCTATTAAAAGGAAAAGAGAACATGATAGACCATGTAAAGAGCATTCAAACACTTGGATGTGCCTACTGGAAAAAAGCTCGTAACAAAAATTTGAAAATTGGAGATATATGCTACCTCTATCTAAGCGGTAAAGGACATTACCAAGTTCGCTATCGTCTTGAAGTCGTTGACACCAGCTGTACTCGCGAAGATAGTTCATGCTGGGTTACTCCTTTTAGGGCTGACAATGATTGTTATAAACTCACTCCAACATCTGCTATGTATGAGGGAAAAGAGTTGTCATTAGATGCACTCGAAGGAATCGGTATCAATCGATATACTCAATTCAAGGAACTCAATGAATACCAAGAAGATTTTTTAAGCAAATACTTTATGTGAAATGAGTATGCCAGACGATAGAAGACCAAGAATTATCAACGTAACACGCAAGCCAACAAAATGTCCGAATTGCGGAGAAAAGGTCGTTGATATAGTGTATGGTACAGGAGATATGACTGAAATTGAGTTTGCACTTCAATACCGAAAGGAAGCCATAATGGGTGGAGATAACATACCTCGTCGTCCTCCGATATGGTGTTGCTCGTGTGGATGCAAGCGGTTTCGGAAAGTGAATCCCGACGGAACAGATGTAGCTGTGAAAGTAAAAATGCTAAAAGACACCCGTAAAGCACCTGCATCCGTTATAAATTGGTCTTCTTCAATGGTTGATAGAGCACTGAAGAATAATCAGATAGACTCAATACATAAATACACTTTGGATATAACTACAGATTTTGATGAACAAGAGACTTTAGTCATCACTGCTGTAAGCCAAACAGATGCAGAACTTCTTGCAAGAGATTTGGTTAGGAATGGAGCAGTTGGACTTAAAGGTCGTAGGTGTATAAAAGTAGAAGTAATTTCTGAACATCCACAATATAAATGTTATCACGATAATGCTCAGTAAAAAAGACATTGAAGAACTAGCCACAGGTGCTGTCAAAAGATATTTCAACACATGTAACCTCATTTCTCCTCAAATTCAAGAAAATGACAAAACTCCAGATTGGGACGGCTATTTGAATATTTACAAAGAGAAGAAAGATGTTCGAAGGAATTTTATTGGTTGCATCAGGATACAAGTAAAAGGTATTCAAGTTAATGACTTTAAGAAAACAGAATCTTTTCCTATAGAGACTGTATTTCTTAACAATGCCCGTAGTGAAGGATTTGTGTTTTTTGTTGTGGAAGTAAAAGAAGACGGCACCTCCACAATATTTTATAGAATGATGGCACCAATAGAAATAAGAGCTGAATTATCTAAATTAAAGAATGATCAGAAGACTAAAAATTTTCATTTTGAGATATTAGATAGCGATAAGGATTTTATAACTAGACAATTAGCTGAATTTCTTATTGACTGTATTAAACAAAAGAGTTTTGCTATCAAAGATGAATTTAAGATAGAGGATATAAAAGATGCGACAGAATATCAATGGGGATTTACTATGTTAGGAAAGAAAGAAAACTTTGCTAAGGATATATTTGATGGATTTAAGTCTTTCTTGTATGCGAAAACAAAAGAAGGTGTAGAAATTCCCGTAGGAAATAGTCGTATGACTGTTTGTATTCCTGAGATTACAGGTATACAGCAAGAACCCGTAGTAACAGACAATATAATAGCCAACGAATATACTCTTAAATATTCAAAAGATTTTATCACCTATGAGATTCAAAATTTGCTATCATTCAAGATATTGAACAACGTGAATGTGAAAGAAAATAATGTAACTATTGATATACTTGCAAAAACGACAGAACAATACATAGAAGCATATAGTATTTTTTTATCATTATTAAGAGTTAGACAAATAAAGTTCGGAAGTCATTGCCATACTCTAAAAACAAAAAACACAGATAGAATAATATCGGATTTAGAAAATAGAATTTCTAATTTTAAAAAGCACGCGGAAGTTATTAAAGTATTGAACATTAAAACACCACTTGACTATGGCATCTTTTCAAAAGAAGATAACAAATCTATTCTTCAATTACATAAGGCATTAATTGAACATCAACCCATTGGATTAAACAAACCCAAAGCATTCTTTAAATTAGACATAGCGAACATCTGCATCCTTCTGACTTGCCAAAGTGATGGCAATGGAAAGTTTTATATTGATGATTTTTTCAAGAATTCAAATATAAAAGTAAGCCAGGATGGTAACAAAAAACCATTCCTGGTACCAATATTTTCATTTCTAGAAAAATTAGGCTATGTATTATTTGACAATATTCCTTATGACAAAATTTTGGATTCATATAAAGAATTTGTTGATATTGATTCTAGGGTATACACTCAAGCCAATTTAGACCTCTTGGAAATGCTTAAAGCCGCAGATGAATTACAAAATAAACAGATGCTCTCAAAAAGAAAAATTACATTAAATACTGCTTTAGAATTAGCTCAATGGCTAATTGAGAATGATAAGCAAACATCGTTAACAGATATACACCTCATAAATTACTTACAAACAACTAAAAGACTCCGAGACTTGACTGATGAAGAAAGGAAACCGTTGATAAAAATGACCCAAAGCTCAGAACCTATGGTAAGAGCAGCAGCGAATATACTTTTAGGGGATACAGATGTGGCAAAATATATAATTGAAAACATGAAAAATGACGATAAAATTATATTTGTAAATTTTCCAATTTATCACTTATTGTTGAAATAATAAAGATGCTGCAAGATTTAAAACAATAATCTATCGTCACCTCGTAATACCCCTATAACTATTCTCTAACTCGTTTCACATAACTAATCAAGATAAAAGGGTCTATACTATTTCCATTATATTTACAGGTTATATGCAGATGTTCCCCAGTGCTGCGCCCGGTATTGCCTGTAATCCCGACAACATCACCCGACAGAACGTCCTGCCCCTGTGATACGGAGATTTGAGACAAGTGACAATAACTGACGGTAAAGCCACCGTGCTGGATAGTAACATATTTCCCGGACACCTTATCCTGTCCAACAGCAAAGACTCTCCCCTGCATCATGGCAAATACCTTGGAACTTCGGGCATGGAGGTCAATACCATTGTGAAACTTCCTCTTCCCCGTGAATGGGTCTTTCCGATAACCGTAAGGCGAATTTATCTTGATATGTGAGAGCGGATAGCATACGCTGAGATAGCGAGCTACCTGCTCTTTCTTTTTTGTGTCAGTACTTGACAATGAAACCTTGTCGGGTACGGACTTTTCATTTACAGAGGTGATGCTTTCGGGTGTCGCCTCTGCTTTGTTTGTCGTCCGGGTGGGATTTTCAACAGTGACTTTATAGCGATTGCCCGGAAAGGAAACCGTGTTGAACTGCGCTTTCACATGGTTCCCGGATAATAACAAAAGAAGGGCTATAACGATTCGTGTATTACTCATAGATGCAAATGTAGGAACAGTTCTCCGACCGTGCCAAAAGATGTCTTGATTTACCTCCAAAATATAACATTAAATAAGTTCAGAGTATGAATACTGCATTATAATCATACTTAAAGCATAAATAAACACAAATAATCAGGCTATTTAGAACTACACAAATTGAAGTATGAACAATAGTATATACCTTTGTCAAAGTATAATCAAAATATCATATTAAAATATGAAACAAGTACGATTTGAATTTGAAGAACTGCCTTACGAAACTCTCTCGCAGTTCGGACTTACACGGGAAATGATTGAAGACCTTCCTATGCACATCTTGGAAGAACTCAGCCACGGCAGGCACTCGCCTGTACTTCCCATCAAGGTAAACGATGATAACGGAAACACGGTCACCGACCGTAGCCGATTCGCTTTCGTGCGCAAGGAGAACGGAGAAGCCGATGTCGTGTTCTACCCGGTGCTGAAGAAATCCTCCTTGGAGAAGTACAGCGAGGAACAACAGAAGCAGCTCCGTTCCGGCAAAGTCATTCTTGCCGACACGGTAACGGCTGACGGGCGAAAGACAAAGGCATTTGTGCAGATCGACACCGAGACCAATCAGGTCATGTCCGTCCCCACGCAGGTCATCGCCCGGAACCTCCAGGTGATGGCAGAAGAACTGAAACTCAGCAATGCCGAAATCAAGGTGATGCAACAGGGCGAACCGCTGACCTTTGTGATGCAAGACGAGCCTGTAACAGTCGGCATCAGCCTGCACGAGAAGGACGGCATCCGCTTCTGTCAGGGAGACGCCAAGAAATGGAGCGAGCAGACCAAAAGAGAATGGGACAAATACACTTTCGGCTGTTACGGTTGCTGGATGATGGACGATGACGGCAATCTCGACTATATTCCTGAAGAGCAATACACGGAAGAACTCTGGAACGAGCAGAAAAAGAGTGCCCAACGCAATATGGGTGCAGGACTTCACAAGTAAAACCTTTCAAATACTGTAATTATGGCACACAACACCTATTATCCCGAAGAAGTGCTCATCGAGAAGATGGAGCGCGGAGAATACGGCTGGCTGGATTACGTCAACCACTTTTCTGCCGAATGGCAGGAAGAACTGGTGGAATACTGCAAGGCGCACTCGCTCACGATTGATGATGCGGCAGCCGAGCAATTCGTCCATTACAAGAGCGAACAATTAGAAGCCGCCATGGAAAGCGGTGAAGCATAAACACGGACTATGGCAATACGAACCAACACAAACCCGATGAGACCGGACTTGCAACCCGAAATGCGTGCTCTTTTGATGCGCAACGGTATGCAAGCCCATGTCGTACCTGTGGGTGACAGCTACCAGTTGGTAGTACAGGGGCACGATTCCCCACTGTTACGATACCCCATCAGCAGGCAGCAGATGCAGGCCCTGAGCGACTGGGGAACGAACCATGCCAACAAGAAAGCCTACGAGACCTTCACGGCCATCATAAAGGACGATTTTGATATGCCCCGCAACTTCGTCCACGCACGCAACGCCAACGGTCGTGTGGCAATGGGACTTCACGGCTACCGTATCGGCATCGGTGAGTATGGCAGGGTCGGCAGGTACGGTATGCCGCCCCCTTTCCTCGGATGGACTCCCAGACAGCAGGAAGGCTATCACTTGCGCAGGGTCGGCGGCCGGCTTTTCTATGCAGGTACGCCTATGGTGGCAGAACGCCCGGACGGACGAATGAAACCCGGTGAAATGCAATCCGGCGGTTACGGATTCTACTACAAAGGGCATCGGCAACCACAAGAGCAGGTACAGCCAGTCCGACAGGATGTCTTGCAGGATTTGCAGGCAGTCATCACCCCAATGGTAAACAAGCCAAGAAGCGAAAAACCGGCAAAGCCTTACAAGGAGCTGATTACCTCACCCGTCTATTTCTCCAATGAGAAGTGGCAGGAATGCCTTTCGTCACACGGCATCATCGTGGATACGGAAGTCGGAACACTGACCGTCCAGTCGGAAAAAGTCAGTGCCGATATGGTCTATGACCTGACAGAAGAGGAATTATCCGCACTGGTATCTAATTCCATTGAAGAGCATCCGGTTGAGAAACGCCTGGAGATTCTGAACAATGTTATTCAAAATGACTATTCCGATAAAGTCACATTGGAATCGCTGAACAGCAAGGAGCGCATCAGCATTGCCCTGCATCCCGAAGTGGAGCAGGATCTGGCTATGCGGAACCGGCAGGAACAGGACTTGCTCCTGCCATTGGAATCCGATAACAGCCTTGCACCGCACTCTACCGAACAGACCGTACTGCAAGAAGACGAACATATCATCAGAGAGCCACAAGAAGGAGCCTTGATTGACGGACGGGACTTGTCATACATCAACGAAAACAAAGGCTGGTACCGGGAAGGAGAACACGGACGGGAGGTGGAAGTGGAAGCGATTGCCGTACAGCCGGCAGAAACGGAGGGCAAATACAAGATGACCGCCATTATCAACGGAGAACCCATCACCCATGAAATCAGCCAGAAACAGTACGACAAGTTCCTGGCAGTCGATGACTACCACCGCATGAAACTCTTTTCCAAGATATTCAACGAAGTGGATATGAAGACCCGTCCCGAAATGAGCAGCGGATTGGGTACGAAGATATTCGCCGCACTTGCCGCAGGTGCGGTAGTGCTGTCGGATGTCGCCCATGGGCTTCACCATCCCTGTCCTGAATTTTACGGAGAGCGTTTCAGTTCCGCACCCCGTCCTTATTTCAAGCCGGGAGTGGACTCGCCGATGGATGTGGCTGCAAGGAACTTTGAAGCGCAGATGAACAAGGAGGTGGCAGAGATGCGCAGAGGATTTTAAGGAATAAAAGGAACACGGAAATGGCAAACGGAGAACTGACATACGATGACTTCCTGCAACGGCTGGACATTCAGGATATACTGATGGACGCAGGCTATCACCTGAACAAGCGTGACGGCTTGCGTTATCCGTCCTATATCCGCACGGACAGTAACGGCACACGTATCCGGGGTGACAAGTTCATCGTCACGCCGAACGGCAAATGCTGTTTCCAGCCACCACAGCAAAAACTCTATAATATCATATCCTTTATCAAGGCATTCCCTGAGAAGTTTGCGGAACACCGGAACGGCGTCTCTCCCGACAGGTTGGTCAACCTTGTCTGCAACAGGCTGTTGAACCAACCCATCAATGACAGACCTTTGCGCATCATCCAACCCAGACGGGAGAACACTCCGTTCAGGCTGGATGATTACGACATCCACCGTTTTGACGTGAAAGACAGGGAGACCCACAAACGTTTTTACCCCTACTTCAAGAACCGTGGCATCGACATCTTCACGCAACGGGCTTTTGCCAACCATTTCTTTCTGGCTACCAGACACCGTTCAGACGGTTTGGCGTATGCCAACCTTGCCTTTCCACTGGTACTTCCCAAAGAGCCGGACAAGATTGCAGGACTGGAGGAACGAGGCCGTCCCAAGATGGACGGTAGCGGAAGTTACAAGGGCAAAGCCGAGGGCAGCAACAGCAGCGAGGGCTTGTGGATAGCCAATTTCAGCGGTGAGCCTTTGCAAAAGGCAGGCGGCGTTGCGTGGTTTGAAAGTGCCTACGATGCAATGGCTTTCTACCAGATACACAGGAATGGCTTTCGGGACAACCCTGACCTTTCCAAGAAAAGCGTGTTCGTCTCCACGGGCGGCACTCCCACCGATATGCAGATTCGCGGTATGCTTTCCGTCACTCCGGATATAAACCACTACTTGTGTTTTGACAACGACAGTGCCGGACGTGAGTTCGTGAAAAAATTCCAAGCCATAGCGGAATCCATACACATCAGTTCCGACCGTATAAAAGTATTTCCCTTGATGCCCTGTTACAAGGACTGGAACGATGCCCTGCTTGGCAAGACAAGCGAGGAATACCTTGGCAGCATCAAGGACGCGATTATCCCATTGGGGGCACCACTCGGTACAACGGGATGTGCAACTGACAAGGAAGAAGAACACCGACAACCAAATATACACAGATAAGAGCCATGCAACAACCGATATACAGAGAGATTTCACTACGACCGCAAACGGCACAGTTCTTCATCGACGAACTGCCCTTGCTGTTGCTTTGTCCCGTGGGACTGGTCTATGGAGGAATGGAGAACGCCCCTCTTGCATCTATCGCCACCCTCCTTGCCGTTCTCCTTTCCCTCATTTTGATTTACCGGCTTATATACCTGAAACGCATACGCTATCACGTCGGTAGCGAACAGCTGACTGCCGAGCATGGCGTGTTCCAACGCAGTATCGGTTACATCGAATTGTACCGTGTGGTGGACTTCCACGAACAGCAGAGCTTGTTGCAGCAGATTTTCGGGCTAAAGACTGTCACGGTGTTGTCTATGGACAGGACCACGCCCAAGTTGGAATTGACAGGTCTGCCCAAACGAATCAATATCGTGGATATTATCAGAGAGCGTGTAGAGTTTAACAAACAACGAAAAGGAATCTATGAGATCACCAATCACTAAAATAACGATGCTCCTATTCTGCATCATCTTGTCTGTCACGGCGAAGGCGCAGATTGTCACGACCAATCCGTTGGAATATGTGGCATTGGCAGAAGGCAACGAACTGATTCTCGGCAAAGTCAAAGACCAGATGGACGGGCAGAAGAAAACCGCCCTTTTGCAGAATACCATTGCCGCAGAGTTCGAGCAGATGCGCCAGTGGGAGAAGAAATACAACAGTTACCTTAAAACGGTAAGCGGTTTCGCATCCTCGCTGAAAGCCTGTACCCACCTGTACAATGACGGTGTGAGGATTTTTATCTCGCTATGCAAGTTGAAAAAAGCCATCAGCGACAATCCACAGGGCATTGTCGCCGCAATGAGCATGAACAACCTGTACATCGAGACCGCAACCGAACTGGTGACGGTATTCTCCCTGCTCCGTGATGCCGTGGCAAAGGGAGGCAAGGAGAATATGCTTACGGGAGCGGAACGGAGCCAGACCCTATGGGCATTGAACGACCAACTGTCCGCATTCCAAAAGAAACTCAACCTGCTTTACCTGAGCATCAGGACTTACACGATGACGGACGTGTGGAACAACGTGACGGCAGGTATGCTGGACAGGAACAATGGTGAAGTGGCACGAATGGCAATGAACAGGTGGCGCAGGGCAGCAACGGTAAGATAAAAAGATGGAGGAAAGAGAAAATGAGACGGGCAATCTTTATCATAATCACACTGCTGTGCATAGGCGTGAAAGTCCACGCGCAGATAGACCCCACCCTTGCCGGAATGGTTCTCATCTATACCGAAAAGTCCAAGAAGACCTTGAAGAACCAAGAGAAAATCATGCTCCTGCAAACCACCGGCCACATCTGGACGAAAGAGGAGGTGGAAGCCGTCACCGACCTGCAACGGGAGTTCAATGATTATCTGGATTCATTCCGTTCGGTCATCAGTTACGCCGCACAGATATACGGCTTCTATCACGAGATAACCCATCTCACGGAAAACATGGGAGAGTTCACCGGGCAACTCAGGAAAAGTCCTGCCAATGCCGTAGCAGTAGCACTCTCTACGAACCGGAACAAGATATACCGGGAACTGATATACAACTCCGTGGAAATTGTCAATGACATACGCACGGTCTGCCTGTCAGACAACAAGATGACGGAGAAACAGCGGATGGAAATCGTGTTCGGAATCCGTCCCAAGCTGCAACTGATGAACAAAAAGCTGCGACGGCTGACCATGGCGGTGAAATACACCTCGATGGGTGACGTGTGGGCAGAAATCACGGAACGGGAACAACCCAAAGCCAACAAAGCAGAGATAGCCAGGTCTGCCATGAAACGGTGGAAACGAAGCGGAAAGGCCGGCGCTTTTTAACATAACGAGAATATAAAAACAAAAAGATATGGGATTCTGGAGTTCATTATTAAAGACAGGCGGCAAAGCCGCAGGAGCGACAGGCAAAGCCGTTGGCGGAGCCGTATTGCACCCATCACAGACCTTGCGAGGGGCAGGAAGCGCATTGAAGACGGCAACCGTAGGAGCCGCGGCCGGATATGTCGGCTGGGAGAAACTGACCACCGACAAGAGCGTGGTGCGCATCGTGAGCGATGCCGTCATCGGAGAAGACACCACCAACGCCATCAGCGGCACGGCGAAAGCGGCTACCGAAACGGTAAACAAACTTACCGGCAAAGCCGAACAGACTTTTGACAACGTGAGCCAGGCGTCAAGTTCGCTATCTTCCACGCTCGATGGAGCGTCCAATTTTTTAAGCGGTGTTTCCAACGGGAATGCCGGGAATATGTTAGGCAACTTTTTCAGCAACCTCGCGCATGGCAGAGTATCGGGATTAAGCATAGTCGGATTGATTGCCGGGGCATTCCTCGTGTTCGGACGTACAGGCTGGCTCGGCAAGATAGCCGGTATCTTCTTGACCATGATGATGATTGGCAACAATACCCAACGCCTGCAAGAAGTGTCCGTTACCGACAACCAGCGTCAAGCCCGTCCACAGCAGGAACAGGAGGAACAGACCCATAGCGGAGGAATGAGAAGATAAGACAGTCATAATACAATACTATTCTACAAATGAAATACACGGAAGAAATGATTCTACAATCCCCAAGCGGCTATTGTATGCCCTTTGAGGAAGAAAAGAATAAAGAAGTAACCTTATCAAAAGGCTACGGGGAACAGAAAGATGTCGTCACCGGAGAGACATCCTTTCATCACGGCATAAACTTCCATGCCAGTCACCGTCCTTTGGCGGCAGTGGCAAGCGGTGTCGTGTCAAGTATTGGTACGGACAAAGAGCATGGTGTATATATTGTCATACGCTACGGCAAATACGAAGTGACCTATGCGCATCTTGCTAATATATTCATTCGTTTCGGACAAAAAGTAAAAGCTGGTCAGACGGTAGCCATCAGTGGAAACGACCTTCACATGGAAGTGGCGTTTGACGGCGAGGAACTGAATCCGATAGAGTTCCTGACCATGCTTTACGGCAATATCCAGGCACTCGGCAAATCGGAACACGGTGCGGCACACGAGTTCACTCCGTTTGACGGTGAGATTAAAACCAGGTACGACCGTGACAAGGAGGAAATCGAGGAACTGATGCTCCGGTTCCTTCCCGTCTATATGGAAGACCTGTTCCGTGGCGAGTACATCGTACCCGAATATACAGAACAGTCCCTGCGTAATGTGTTCACCGTGGGAGCGGCCAAAAACTACTTCTTTGAGTCGATGCCGAGCATGGCGAACCCTTTGGGCATAGGCGGCCGTGCCTTGCCTTTGGCGGGCAAGGTACAGAATCTCCTGATAGCGGATTTTCTGAATTATCTCGCTCTCAGACACAATGTCTATCTCTCCACCATGAGCGAGGAAGTAAAAAAAAACTTCAATCCGAGGCAGTAGCCGACAGTGGCATTATCGACCCGTTGTCGGAACTGGAGATAGATGTACAGAGCTTCGATATTCCGAGAATGGTGTCCGTCTATCCCGACCGTGCCGGAGTCCGATGGTGGACGAAAGCATGGTTCAATAACCGGGAGGAAGGCGAACATTCCGTAGAAATCGACCGGATGGCCGCCATCCGTTTCATTCAGGACCGGATAGAAAAGGATGAATGGCTGGAAGAGTTCTTCCCCAAGCAGATGGAGATATACCACAACGCCATAGAACAAACCAAGGAACAACTGTTGAACCAATTGAATTATTAAAATATGGGCGAAATCAAGCATACAGCACGCTTTGCGGAGATAGAAAGGATATTCGGTGACTACTTCAATAGTCACCTTGCCCCTGTCATGCGAGACACGCAGGACTATCTCAACCGCAAGCAGGTGGAGGAAATGGCAGCGTATTCCACCAGTGCAGCCGGCATCCTCGGTTCTATGGCGGCAGCCGCTAATCCGATGATGGATCCGTACCAGACACTGAAAGTGACCGGGGAATGGAACTCCAAGACCACGGAGGACTACATTGAAATGTGCAAGGATAAGATTGCAAACAATAAGGAGATACAGGCAGACCTCACGATAATGGCAAACGAATGGCGTACCGCCGTGGTGGATGAAATCGGCAGGGAAAGATATGATGAACTGTCCGGGCAATTAGGTGGCGACCTCGCTTACGCATATACGGAATACCGTATCGGAGAGTTGATGATGGGCAAGATGGTCAAAGACAATATGCCCAAGTCTTCCGCTGAATACATCATGCGCAAGGCGGCACAGAACACGCTTTTCGGGCTGTCATACACATTGAACCAGTCACCGCTTGCCGCAGAAATCGAGCGACGTGGGGAAGCAGCCTACAAACCGTCCAAACTGGAAAAAGGGACAGGCAAAGTCATCGGTGCAAGCATTGATGCCATATCACTCGGCGGTGCGGGAAGCTGGGCGAGCTTTGCCAAATTTGTCGGGGTTGACCTGGCATTTTCAGCACTGACTTCCTCCAAGGACAAAACAGGAAACACTGCATCCGTTGAAGATTGCATCAGCAAGGGCGTATTCGGAAGTGAGAGGAATGTCTTTGACAGATTCCGTAAAGATGCCAATGAAATTCGAGCCAATGACAATCCTTATATCATCGCCACCAATGAACGGCTGACCAAGAAGATTCCCGTACAGGGTTTTGATTTCAGGGACTGGATGAGCCATAACGCCCAAGCGAAAATGCTGTTTGATTTTATTGCCGGCCAAAAGATAAAAGATGAGCGATATAAGGATATTCCGATGGTCATCGCTCCGGAATACATGGAAACTTATTTGCAGGATATGGAGAAGAAAGAAGAGGTTAAAGGTCAATCCGCGCTTGCAAACAATCCGGGACAATCGGGAAACACCCATACCGCACAATCCGTCCAACAAGCCAATGAAACGGAAACGGCAGAAGAATCAAGGGAAGATACAGCCATTGAATCAGGACAACAAACCGCCAATGCCAACGAAAACGGCTGGGGCGATTTTTTCTCAACTTTGGGATTGAGTGGCATGGGAGACATAAGCAAAAATTTAGGTTATGTGCTTGCCATGTTGCCGGATATTCTGGTGGGTATGTTTACGGGCAGGACAAAATCATTGGATTTAGGAGACAATGTACTGCCTATCGCCAGCATCGTCGCCGGTATATTCATTAAGAATCCTATTCTCAAAATGATGATGATTGGACTGGGTGGTGCCAATTTGTTGAACAAGGCAGGACACGAGGCATTAGGATGGGAACGGAATGAAGATAACGGTTTGAATACGGGAAACCGTTCTGTCCGATATCGGGCCTATGCGGACGAACCGCTGAATCCACGGATTTCCGGTCCGATACTGCAAGGGAACAACCTTATCGCAACCATAGACCATGTACCCTGCACTATCCAGTTGTCTGAAAAAGTAGTGTCAGCTTACAATGCCGGGGCATTGCCGCTTAATACCCTTGCCAATGCCATCCTTGCCAAGAGCGACCGTACCCAGCAACTGATGTCGCAGAATTACGAAGAGAACGACAGGGAAACGATTGTGCGTACCAGAGGAATACAATAAAACAGCAACAGATATGAAAGAGAAATCACAGTTTGAGAAAAATGCTGCCGACAAACAAGTGGAACTGCTCTCCGGAGCATTAAGCGGAGCGGTCAGCGCGGGCGGCCACTGGCTCAATGCCACAGGAAAGGGCTATCCCAAGTTTTATCCGGCAGGCGTGGCGGTCAGTCCGTTCAACGCCCTGTTCATGGCTCTGCACTCGGACAAGCACGGATGCAAGAGCAACCTCTTCACCTTATATAGCGAAGCAAAGGTAAGAGGCGAATCCGTCAAGGAACACGAAAAAGGAGTACCGTTCCTGTTCTATAATTGGAACAAGTACGTGAACAGGAACAATCCCAACGAGGTCATATCAAGGGATGACTACCAAAAACTTTCTCCCGAAGAGAAGAACCGATACAAAGGCGTACACAACAGGGAGATACGCACATTGTTCAATATCGACCAGACTTTGCTGCCCCACGTTGACAGGAAAGCATACGATGACGCATTGGCAAAATACGGCAACAGTGTCGAGCAAGGATTCGGAGAAAAGGAATTGCGTGAGCTCAGGCCGAAATTCAATGCCTTCGTACAGTCTATTTCAAGAAATCTTGCATCGGTTCGCACGGATGGCAGCGGTGTGGCGCATTATGACAGCCAGAAAGACGCGATATATATTCCACGGCAAAAGGATTTCGCACATTACACCGATTACGCGCAGGAAACCCTTCGGCAAATCATAGCAGCCACCGGACACCAGCAACGCCTTGCCCGTGAGGGAATGGTGATGAAAAACGGGATTCCCCCAACAGAGGATGCCGTCAAGCAGGAACGGCTGATTGCCGAAATCGCTTCGGGTATCAAGATGCTGGAAATGGGACTTCCGGTCCGGTTGTCGGACGAGAGTGTCAAACTGGTGGACTATTGGAACCGTGAACTGAAAGAGAACCCTTGTCTGATAGATGCCATCGAGAGCGATGTGAACAATGCGCTGGAAGTGATACGCAAGGCTGAACGGGGCGAGAAAATCGAGTATGCCACCTATCGCAACCACCGCCAGACAGAACAGATGCGGGAGCAAATGCCCAAGCATTTCTTCGTGGCTGACGAAATCAAGAAGCATCCCGACAAGGAAAACAAGACCATTGTTCTGGTCATCGACAAACAAGGCAAGAGTGCCGATGTAATACTCCCTGCCGGTGCATCCTTGGAGGTGAACAACGAAATCAAGGGAATGAGCAAACAGCGCATACAAAGCGCATTGGAGAAAAGCGGCATTGAAAAAGTGCGTTTCTATAATCCAGACGGTGCGTTGGGTTACCGTCCCGATGACCGTTACTTCGCCGAAAAACAGATAGAGGTGGCGCGTCTGAAAAACTGGGCATTGGAAACACTCTCCACCATCGATGCGCACCCTGCGGTGAAGCAAGCTGACAAACCCTGGTTTGAGAAGATACAGATGGTACAGGACGACAAAAACCGCTGGGCTTTGTTCATCAAGCCTGAAGGAAAAGCCGGTTACAGCGTCTATCCCGAAAAGGATGACCTGAACCGTTTCTTCACCACGCTGAAACAGTCATTAGATAATATAGACAAGGTGCGTGGAGAACTGGCCAGAAAATACTATGCCCTTGCCGAGAGCAAGCCAGATCTAAAAGTGGACCTGTTCCACACAGCAGATGAAAGCATCGACTTGAACCGCATACAACGAGTGGCCGTGTTCAAGACAAAGAACGGGGCGATACTCTGCGCTCCCACCATTGACAACCGGAAGCCGCAGCCCCGAAGCGTCACACCACAGCAATGGCAACGGATGTGGGTTGCCGAGGACAGGAACAGTTTCAAACAACATCTGGCGGCAACGCTTTTCGCGGACGTGCTGAACAAGAACCAGGCACAGGAACAGACCTCTTCCGAAAAACAGGAGTCGGAAGTGGAAGCGAAAATCAACCGTGACGAGGAAATCAAGCACGACCAGCCTAAAGAGGAAGTTGAAGAAGAGGAAGAGGTTTCAAAAGGAATGCACCGATAAACAGACAAAGCAATGAGCAAGAATATAGAATATGCGGAAAAATACGCCGTTTATGCGATGGAACAGATGCGCAAATACGGCATCCCGGCTTCCGTGACCTTGGCACAGGGCATACTGGAGAGCAGCAACGGGCAAAGCCGTCTGGCCCTGAACGAAAACAACCATTTCGGTATCAAAGCCACTCCGGGATGGATTGCGCAAGGCGGCAAATACGGCATTTACACCGATGACAAGCCCAACGAGAAGTTTTGCAGCTACGACAGCGTGGGCGATTCTTACGAGCATCACTCCAAATTCCTTGTGGAAAACAAACGGTACGCGGAATGTTTTGACCTGTCTCCTGACGATTACAAGGGTTGGACGGAAGGACTTGCCAAGGCCGGGTATGCAAGTGGCGGCAATTATGCCCAAAGTCTGCAAAAAATCATTGAAGCAAACGGGCTGCAGAAGTATGACCGGATGGTCATGGCAGAAATGAAGGCAAAAGGACTGGAAACAGGAACCGGACAAGCGGTTACGACAAACGCCTATTCATTCCCGGTCGAGCGCGAAGAGTTCCTGTTTGTCACTTCACCGTTCGGAATGCGTACCGACCCCATGGATGCTGACAAGCTGCAAATGCACAAGGGTATGGACATCCGCTGTAAGGGCGATGCGGTGTTGGCTACCGAGAATAACGGCAAAGTGGTGGCAGTAAACCAAAATGCCAAAACCGCCGGAGGCAAGTCCGTAACCATTGAATACGAGAGGGCTGACGGAAGCAAGATACAGAACACTTATATGCACCTGTCCTCTGTTGATGTCAAGGTGGGTGACAAGGTGCAAGCCGGACAGAGACTCGGTATGTCAGGCAACACCGGCACAAGGACTACGGGCGAACACCTGCATTTCGGAGTGACACAAATTACCGCTGACGGACAAAAGCGAGACATTGACCCCGCAATCTATCTGGCAGACATCGCCCAAAAGGGAAACATCAAGCTGCAAGCCTTGCATAATGGCAACGACCTGTTGGCTAAATACAAAACGGAGGTTACTGCCACTCCCCAGGAAACAAAATCACAAAGTCCTGAAGAGTGGATGAAGAAGCTGTTATCCTCGGAAGACAGCGGTGTCGGACTTTCAGGAACGAATGACCCGATTATGGATATGGTGGTCAAAGCCTTTTCCTCGCTGATGATGTTGGCGGTGGTAATAGACAACAAGAACGAAGAGGAACAGAAAGAAGCCATTTCTGAAATGGCAGGTAGCCGGAAAGTGGAACTGACTTCATTGTTGCCCCACATGAAAGCCTGTGCCATTATAATCAACGAAAGCAATAAAGCCGTGTTGCAAGCAGACAACGGTACCGTGCAAGTCTCACGGGAACTCAGTACCGTTGAGTTGAGCCGGCTGTCCGCCACTTTGAATAATCCTGAACTCTCGGAGGAAAGCAAGCGTATGCGAGTGGCAGGAATGGTCAATGCCATTGTCCTTTCACAACAGGCTTCACAAAACTTCGAGCAGGGAATGTCGGAACAGCAGAGCCAGAACGAACAAATCAGAAGATAATGAAACGCGTAATGATGGAAATAGGATTGTTAGTCGTCGGGCTGTCCCTTGCAGGACTGCACACCCTCGTATGCTACCGGCTGTTCGGCTTGGTGGTGACACTCGTGATTGTGGGTGTGCAGGTTGTCATTGCGTCAGGGATAGTCTGGATTAAAATCCGTGCGCCCGATTAAAGACGGAACGTATATGCGGGTAGTTCACATTTAATAGGATATTCCGGTCAAATGGTCTTGGTTAAAATAAAACTACAAGCAATATGATTAAGTGTAACGTAACAGTGTGCGGAACCATCAGCAAGGCGGCTGTAGTGCGCACCAACAATGAGAACAAGGCTTTCACGGCATTTGCCGTAAATTGCGTGATTCCGGCAAGAAACGGTATCAACAAAACAGTGGAAATCTCTGTCGCTAAGGATGGAGAGGAGTACAATCGGGCTGACTATACCGTAGGCAAGAGAGTGGAAATTTCCGGTGTGTTGACTTTCAAGAAGCGTGGAGACAACCTCTATTTCAATCTGTCGGCTTCATCGGCCAATCTTACCGTGGCTTCAAACGAGGATTCCATCAAGGGCGAAATGCATTTCCGTGGAAAGACAGGCAAGAACATCGAGGAGAAGACAGACAAGAAAGGCAAGAATTTCTTGCAGTTCTCCGCATTTTCCGCGGAAAAGGTCAATGACGGCTTCGAGTACCTGTGGGTACGCTTCTTAGGCTTTGACCGTAAACGTGAGGAGTGGCTACAACCGCAGACCGGCATCGAGGCCAAAGGTGAACTGGAGCTGTCCGTCTATAACGACAAGCTGAACATTGCCTGCAAGGTATCGGAAATGTCGGAATATGTGAAACAGCCGTATAACCCTAACAACTGACAGTCATGGCCGGTTACAGGAAAAACAGCAATGACGGTCCGTCCGCGGAGGACAAGGCTCTTGACCTCTTTGCGGAAATGATGATCGAGCGCATCGAGACCATCAGCAAGGACTGGACGAAACCATGGATTACCGAGGGCAGCTTAGGGTGGCCGAAGAATCTGTCCGGACGTGAGTATAATGGGATGAACGCGCTGATGTTGCTTCTTCATTGCGAGAACGAGGGCTACAAGATACCGCGTTTCTGCACCTTTGACTGCGTGCAACGGATGAACAAGCCCACAGAGAAACAGGCAAAGGAGGGCGTGGAGCTGCCAAGAGTTTCAGTGAACAAGGGCGAAAAATCCTTCCCCGTGATGCTCACTACCTTTACCTGCATCCACAAGGAGACCAAGGAGAAGATCAAGTATGACGATTTTAAGAAGCTCTCCGATGAAGAGAAGAAGATGTACAATGTATATCCGAAGATGCAGGTCTTCCGGGTATTCAATGTAGCACAGACCAATCTTCAGGAAGCCCGTCCGGAACTTTGGAGCAAGTTGGCGAATGGGGATGCCGTAAAGTTGGATGAAAGCGAGAAGATGTCTTTTGAGCCGATGGATGTGATGATCCGTGATAACCGCTGGATTTGCCCGATAAAGCCGATGCACCAGGACAAGGCATACTTTTCCATTTCCAAGAACGAGATTGTGGTTCCCGAAAAATCCCAGTTCAAGGACGGCGAATCCTATTATGGTACTCTTTGGCATGAGATGACCCACAGCACGGGCATCGAGGAGCAACTCGACCGTATCAAACCGTCCGGTTTCGGTTCGGACGAATACGCCCGTGAGGAACTGGTGGCAGAATTAGGCAGCGCATTGGTGGCACAGCGTTACGGCATGAGCAAGGCATTGAAAGAAGAGAGCTGCGCTTATCTGAAATCCTGGCTGGACCACTTGAAGGAATCGCCCCAGTTTATCAAGACCACACTTCTGGATGTAAAAAGGGCAACCTCGCTCGTTACGCAGAATGTGGATAAGATAGTGCAGGAACTGGAACAGAAAAGCAAGGTGCAGCAGGATAACGGGCAGCGGAATGAGGTCAAACAGTCCGTACCCGAAGGAAAGGTGTTCTACTCTTCCGTAGCCTATCTGCAATCCACCGATGACACCTCACGACTGGATGCGCTTCGGGATAAAGGCGATTATGAGGGATTGCTCCGGCTTGCCAAGGAGTATTATGACGGCGATGGAATCAACGAGCAATATACCTTTGTCTCTCCTCGCCAGAACAAGGGTGATGACCTGTTGATAGAAGACAAGGATTTTGCCGTGGTCTATAACAACAGCGTGGGAGGAACTTACGAGGTGATGCTGAAATACTCGGAGCAGGAAATCCGTGACCATATTATACGGTATGGTGTCCGGTTGGCAAGCAGTGACATAAAAGAGGTTGCCAAAGACATGGCGGCCGAGCAGTTCTCTGCGATGACAAAGCAGCGTACTCCTGTCCTTGAAATGCCAAACGGAGATATTCTCCATATCGGGTATAACAGGGATGCCGACACCCTTGATGTCGGCACGGCGACCAATGCCGGGATTGCCGTCAGTCACAGTTTTCCATACGACCACGACAATTCGCTCGATTCCAATCTCCAATCCGTCAATGAAAAGCTGAATGAAATGGAGCAATATCAAAAAGAGGAGGTGGAATACAGTGGCGGGATGCACCGCTGAGTATAAAGTCTGCTATCTGTTCTGTTCAGCCGTAGAGAGTCGCCCTCTCTGCGGCTGAATTGGTTTAGTCCCACTGATAAGTCCTACTTACACAAAAAAGAGAGATTTTTCACCTTAATTAGTCGCAAAATATCGGCACTATTCTGAATTAGTGCCGAAAATTTGTTACCTTTGCAGTCGAAGAAAGGAATAATAATCACATGAGCAACGAGACGACAACATTCATACTTGACTATGCTGAAGTTCATCATGACTTTAGTTTAGGAGATTTGTTTGCTTATCTACAAGAGAAGACAGGCATCAAAAAGTCTTCTTTGTCCTGGTATCTGTTCAAGCTCGTGAATGAAAATGTACTGGTCAGAACCGGGCGGGGAACGTATGCCAAAGTGATGAAGCAGGTCTTTTCCCCCCAACCGATAGAGGAAGTGAAGGAGGTTTACGGTTTGTTGCAATCGGATTTTCCGTTTGCGAAATTCTGTGTTTATCAAGGGGACATCATAGCCCCTTTGCAACATCACCTTTCATCCAACCGCATCATCTACGTGGAAACGGACAGGGACTCGGCAGAAACCGTTTTCAATTTTCTGAAAGACAAGAACCACGATGTTTACCTACGACCGGACAAAAATATGATATACCGGTATGTGGATATGGACAGCCGTGTCATTTTCGTAAAAAATCTTGTTTCGGAAGCTCCCTTGCAAGAAGTATCCGGCGTGCCTATGCCCACGTTGGAAAAACTGTTAGTGGATATATTGAGAGATACGGACTTTTTCTACCTGCAAGGCAGTGAGAGTGACCGTATCATAGAAAACGCTTTTAACCTGTACACAATCAACAGGAACAGGCTTTTCAGGTATGCCGACAGGCGTAAAGTGAAGAAAGAATTATCGTCAATTTTAGAAAACTTGAACATACAATGATAAAGAAAGAGTGTTTTACGACAGAATGGATTGAACAGGTTGCATCCGAACTGCACTACAATGACAAGAACCTCATAGAGAAAGTAATCCGTGCCTTGTCCCTGCTTGAAATGTTGGTTAAAGCCGGGTGTCCTCTCGTCTTTAAAGGTGGCACGGCACTTATGCTCATCCTTGGGAAATCCGCCCATCGTCTGTCAATCGACATTGATGTCATCTGTCCTCCCGGAACCAATATAGAGGACTATCTGAAATCGTTTGCCGATTTTGGCTTTATCAATTTGGAACTCGTGGAGCGCAAGCAAAGGGACGATGCGGACATACCTAAAAGCCATTCCAAGTTTTTCTATCAGATAGCTTACCGGAACGACACGGACGCCCAATCCTATATCCTGCTGGATGTACTGTACGAGGACATTCATTATTTCCAAACCCGGCAAACAGCCATTGATTGCCCGTTCATACGGCTGGAGGGAGAACCGTTAATGGTGACTGTCCCGTCCGCAGAAGATATTTTAGGGGATAAACTGACAGCTTTTGCTCCCAACACTACCGGAATACCTTATTACAAGAACGGCAGATCCTGTTCGATGGAAATAGCCAAGCAACTTTATGACGTGGGGCGGTTGTTTGAAAATATTTCAGGATTGCAGATTACCGCAGAGGCTTTCCGCAAGATTGCGGTAGTCGAACTCTCGTACCGGTCTTTGGGAACGGATATAGGACAGGTCTTCAATGACATCCGTCAGACGGCACTCTGTATCTCCACACGGGGAAAAGCCGGAGAAGGTGATTTCAACTTGATACAAGACGGAATCATCCGTGTAAAGTCATTTATGTACAAACAACGGTATCTGATAGACAATGCTATTATTGATGCGGCACGGGCGGCTTATTTAGCCACGCTGATTGAAAAGGGAGTCACAGAAGTGGAACGCTATTCAAACAATCCGGTTGACATCAAGGATTTGGTTATTCGACCTTCGCTGACCAACAAACTGAACAAGTTGAAAAGCAATCTACCGGAAGCCTTCTATTATTGGGCAAAGACGAGTGAATTGTTGGAAGTATGATTTTTTGTAAACAGAACGAAGGCTATTCCGCGCATAATTCACGGTCAAGATGCACGAAAGGCTGGTATTTGTAATCCTGCTCGGTGTTATCAGTGTCCTATGGTATATCGTTGGATATTGGCGGCGGAAAGCCGGAGAAACGGCGTTTTTAGCTGCGCAAAAGACCGAGAAGGAGGATGAACGTGACCGTTTATGCCGTTTGGCGGTAAGAGCCGGTCATCGGGATGCTTGTCGTATGTTCTATTGTTTACATCCGGATTTATTCAAAGAACAGCCACCACTCAAACCATTCAAATTGCACGGTACAAGAGTAGTATTCTATGGGCAATATTATCCATCCCGGTACAAACCGTTTCTCAACGATGATCAGCAGGCGTTCTGCCATTCCATCTATGAGTTTAAGGAGGGAAAAATACACGGCATTGAGTTTTTCAAATCTTGCATGAACGCCTTACAAATGGATGACCACCATTTTCATATCATGTTCATGCCTTGTAGCGATGAGTTCAAATATATCCAGCGATTCAAGCGTTTGAACTGGTATGTCTGTACCCATTGTCCGAATCTGACATCAGGACTATATGATGTTGATGTGTTCGAGCCACGTGAAAGTTTGCATGAAGCCAAAGGTTATGAGAATCGAATACTTGAACGGAATTACCGAATCACAGGAGATATAAAAGGGAAAGATGTTATTATTGTTGACGATGTACTGACTACCGGGCAAAGTATGACCGACTACAAGGAGGAGATAGAACGGTGCGGTGGCAAGGTGGTAGCTGCCATTTTCTATGGCAAGACTATCACTATGCCGCATCCGCTGATTGTCAAATTGGAGGTGTGGGGTGACTATATTACCCGCTTTTCCAAATCAAATTAGTCTCTTTCTTTGCGGTTGGATTGTTGTAGCTATATAGTCAGTCAATATCATAGCCTATCACGTATTCATCGTTGATAAGCAGATAGTAATAGCCGTTGCCACAATTCCGGTATTCTTTGCTGAAGCCTGCCGACATATCGCCATTGTCCCGTGGCTCACACCAAAGCGTTCCGTCATAACCGCAAAAATCAAAGCGACAAGTGAAAAAACTCTCTTTGTTCTTCATCGCCTCTCTGAAACGCTGCATAGATGCCGTCCCACAATATTTTTCGATAGTGGCAAGCCCAATACATTTGCCGTCAATGCGTGTTCCGGTCGTGATGTGGTTCTCGTAAAGGGATTTATCCAAATCCGCATTTGCGATGTCACGAAGCCAGGAATTTGTATGTGTGGCAAGCCGGGCAAGTTTCTGATATTTCAGAATGAGTTTCCTGTCCGTATTCGCCTCCTGCTCTTGCGAGGGATAGTATATCTGCTCGATGCTTGACCAATCTGTGAATACATAACCTTTTGTCCTTTTGCCGGGCGCGATAATGCCAATAATACCCCTGTCCCGATTGATGAACAAGCGTCTGCGTTTTCCTGCAATCCTCACATATAGAGACGAAGGATTGGTTTCGTTGCGAAGATAGCTCTCCGCAGGATGAATAGTTGTCGTTTCCATATCCGTATCTATTTTTCAATATTTATTTTACCCGTCCTTACCTGTACTCCGTTACGGTAGAGTGTGATTTCTCCGGGCTTGAAGCCCATTTCTCCGAAGGCTATGTATCTGATATAATCCCGATAATTCTCGCCTGAAAAATTTTTGCCGCACAAGTTGTTGAAAAACATGGGTATTGAAAACCCATCCTCTCCTGACAACACTGTTTTGCCGTTTTGCCTGATTTCGTCTAACATACCAATTTCCAATTTTCATCATCAATCGTAAGTTTGTTCATTTCCCAATCATACTCCACTTCCGGTGCATTAGTATAGGGGAAATTGATGGTGTAGCCGATTTGTCCGTAGGAACAATGAAGCGGTGTAACACATATTTCCCTGCCAAAATAAAGGCTCGGTGTGCAGTATTTTCGCCAGTTAAAGCGGTCTGCAAGGATGTTCCTGCAAAGTCTTCTGTAATATGATTTGTCCGATAAAGTTATAGTTGTAGCCATTAGATAAATTCAACTTCAAGTGCTTGCAGCAACTCGTATATCTTTTCTTCGGTTTCTTCCATATCCGACACAATATCCTTGATATGATAAGGTGCGCCATTTCTGCCGTGTCCGTCATCGCCAATCCATAAATAGGCTTCATAATCCGGGTCAAAGTCCTCGTAATATCGCTTCATACCGGCAATAAGCGTGTCGATGTCTTCATCCTGCATATCGGCATTGAAATTGAAATCCTGCCCGTATTTGGTGTAGCGTTGAAACTCAAATTGTATGCTTGTCTTGTTTTCGTCTTCAACGCTTATGCTCCAGCCTTTTTCTTGGGCAATGTCCGTTACTTTCCGTATCTGTTCTTGGGTAGTCATACTCTTTGTTTTTTGTGGGGAGACCTCTCCAATCTCCCCACTGGTTGATTTAATCCGTTATCTCAAAATAATATTCCTGTTCCTCGTCCGACCATTCAGCGGTCATTGCATCCGCTTCCCTCCACAGTTTGTCATAAAGAATGGCTCTTTGATTGTCTCTCTCGTGCCACTGCCATATCTTGTGATTGAGGACAAGGCAAAGTTCCGTCCAATACTTGTAGTTGTCTTTCCATTCGGACTTGGCTCGCCTGTATGTGTCGGCTATGGCATTGTTCCCGAACTTGTCGGCAATGGAGAAATCCTGCCAAAAGGTGGTTATCGGCTCGTAACCGTTCAACTCTGCTATGTTCCATCTTGGGATGGCGATTTGAAGTGCTTGCATACTCATTATTGTTTATGGTTTTCGTAATACTCTTCGGGCAAATGATAGAGGTCGTTCTCTGCCAAATGGTCTATGGCTTCCGCTGCCAGACGGCACGCCCACTCGTTGCGCTGGTCATATCTTCCCTTGTGCCAGTTCTCCGCCAACTGCTCCATAAAGTAGAACATCAGTTTGGCTTTCTCGTTTACCAAATAGCGGTGGTCGTCCGCCAATGCCTTGCCCACTTTTCGGGGTGAAGCCATTTTGCCGTTCACATAGTTTGAGAACTCGTCTGCAAATCGTTTGTCGTTCTCCGATAGTTGATTGTTGTACTCCATTCTAAAGGATTTTGATGTTAAACATTTTTTCTTTTCCCTTTGCTTGAAGCTGTCAAACTTCGCCACCGGGATATGTTTTATGTGCGTTAAAGACTATAGGGTAAGGGAGATAAGACAAGTAAACAAACAGGGAGTTAATGAAATACCACTAATGGCACATTCGTGGAAAGCTGTCGTTAAGTCCACTGAATTGTTAGCGCAAGTGGTACTTGGCATTCTACCGCCATAGTACCTTTGCACGATAAAACAATGCCGTGTGGCATGATGACCGGCTCTAAAGAGAATCCTCCTATGGCTATAATGGGAGATTATCCTATAAAGGTTTTAGGATATAAATTCGGCCATAGTTTTTATTTGTTGCCGACATTATACAAAAGGATATATATGCAGTACATTATAAAAGCGCATTTAAGTCCTATATAACAGAAATCGCTACGGTAATCAGCAAGTTACCGTAGCCACGCATAAAGCCACCTGCTACAATGTGTGTCGTAACAAGTGGCTGACGAAAAGAAAGAACAGATTAAGCGGTCATTCGCTTACGGATTTGCCGGGCGTTCTTCTGAACAAGCCGGATAATTCGGTCGTGGTATTCCGTAGCCTTATTGCAAAGCCCTCTTGACTGCAATACCTTGAATGTTTCAAGGCTCAATTCAATGGTTTCAACACGCTGGTTGTCAATCCGTGCTGAAAATACCAACGACTGCGGTTTGAGATAATATTCGCATTGTCCGACACAATGATGCAGGGCGTTCCCCTCCTTGTAATAATCATCCACGCTCTCCAACACACTGACTACAATCAGTCCGTCCGTGAATGACAGTCCGAAGAATTTGCTTTTCAACTCTCTGAAACGCTCCTCATTCTCCTTTGCCTTTTTCCTTTGTTCCTCACGCTCCTCCCGTTCTTGGATAATCCTTGCCCGTTCCTGATAGCGGTCGTGTTCGGATTTCAAGTCTAATGGACAGACATAGTGGGCATTGTGAATGTCCTTGCCACACCTTTCAAGTAAGCGGATGTAATCTATCCAAAGAGAAATATCTGTTATATGATAGCCATTGCGTAAAACTATCTTGTAAGTGTTCCAATACAAATCAAAGTACATTGAATGTTGCAGGAAGTAGTTCAAATCAGTTTTTCTGCCTGCCTTGAACATCGTTTCGGCTCTGCTGTCTGTCAACAAGGCTTCGATAAGCCGTGTCGGTTCGATGTCAGCCAGTGAGCCTTGCAATCCGTTGCGTCTTAACTTTGGAGTGGCAGAATAATATGGATAGACCTTGCAATCGGCAATCCGTCTATACACATAGTTGTCTCTCCGTAACTCCAGACAGTCGTCCAAAACAAAAGTGTCCGCATAATGTCCGAGTGTGCGTTTCAATGCCGTTATCTCCGTCTTGCTGTTATCGTCCACCCAATAGCGTGCAATCTCCATAGAATAATACTCCGCTTTCTTGCCTTTACGGAAGTTAGCGTTCATAAGAAATACACGCTGTACCTGTAAACCGTCCTGTGTGGCAAGTGTGGAATAATACGCTTTGTCCTTGAATGTCCTGCACTTGGTGTCCAGTATCTCCAGTCTTGCACTGCAATGTGGGCAACGGCACACCTTTTTGTTACTCTCGTTCCATTGATAACCGCAATCCATACAGGTCGTTCCTCCGTTTTTGGTACGGTATGCGTAATGGCTGATACATTGACGGAATGCCCATAACTCCTGCTTCTTTGTCTGTGGCAGTAACCGTCCGTTGGCGGTTACTACCTTATGCTGAAATCTCGTTTTCGCTCTCATAGTCCTAAATCAAATAATGTTGGTTGTTCGGGTTCTTGTCTGACCGCTTTCGGGGTCGGCTTCGGTCTGCTGTTTCGCTGTTGGATTTTACGCAGTTCCTCGTTTTGGTAGGCTTTGAGTGCATTCTCCCTCGCTTCGGCTTGTTCTTCGGGAGATAGTTCTACTCTATGGTTGACTATCACCCCACAGTTGACCGCCTTTCCCACTTCTATATCATCTTCATCATAGTAATGTACTCCAAGCGAATAAACCTCGTCATCGGTCATACCACAACCGCCCTCTTTACAGATTGCCATTGCCTGGTTGAGTATGAATGTCACGCAATCGTCCAAATTCTTGTTCTCTTTGGCATACGATACAGCAAAGAGTTCATCGGTCTTGGCTCTTTCGTCCAGATATGCCTTAATTGCCTGCTTAAAATGTTCTGTTCCTTTCATAATGTCTGTTATTTTGCTTGATAATAGATACTTGGTTCACTTGAAACATTGTATATGTACGCTCCGCACCTTTCCAAAAGTGCTTGGTTTCCGTAGTACATCCGTTTCATTCCTTTAATACTGCCTGTGTGGTGGAAATTGGGAAATCGGCTGATATTGCACCGCTTTCCTTGTTCCTTTGTCATTCGTCTTGTCCTCATAGCGTTTAGAAATGATAGTCAATAACTCCACCGATGTAAAGTAGTTTTCCCGGCTCGAACTGGCTGACCGTCTGTAAAAACGAGTACGATTGTTCGGCATAGCCATTAACGCCATGCTCGTCCATATAAAACTGATAACCGAGGTCAAGCGGATTTTTGAGAAATTTTTCAAGTTGGTACACCGCCCCAATCCACATCATGCAGTTTTCAATGGTAACGGCTTGTGCCTTTTCTTGGATGGCTGTAACAAATTCCTTTTTCCACTTGTCCGCACCGCCATTGTATCGGATTGTGTTTTCTCCCACAAGAGTGAACATCCCTTTGGGCAATGCCTTTTCTATCAGATTGGCAATATGGAATTTGCGTTCTTCCTCGTCTATCTCCGAACAATAGTCGTAATAGTGTCCGTCCCCTTGTTCAAGGGTGTCCTCGTTCAAGTAGTTGTCCCTGTCAACTCTTGTTTCCGTGATTTGAAAAATCTTGCTGTGCATAATCAGTCTGTTTTAATCGTTGAACTTTTGTCTTTTTCTTTTCCCTTATTTTGAAGCCTTTATCGGCTTTCTTGTCGGGATCTGAATTTTACGTGCTATCAAGAGACTGAGGAAACAGAGGGATAAGACAAGTAAATGGCAGAGGAGTTGATGAAATACCCAATTTACGCTTGACGGAAATTGCGGAAAGTTGTTGTCAAGTCCACCAAGCCATTAGCGAGCAGACCTGCATAGCGGTACTTGGCGTTCCCTCACCGCAGTACCTTTGCAAAGGAAAATAGAGCCGGCAAGATGAGCCGGAGGAGTTCATGATTTGTAAAGCACAGCCTTTGTATAAGGGGCGATAAATTTGTACTATATCAAAAACAAGAGAGCCGATCCATCACGGACAGGCTCTCCCTTCAAAAGAATTGACATTTAACTAATCAATTTGAACAAAAAGAATCTTACACTTTACTATTTCATATATAGCATGACTTTGGTATGTCTGTTAGCTTCAGTGGGTACATAATTGGAAATACCTCCTTGACTGACCTTTGTTATATTTTCAACGGCCACTCCGCGCCTGCGCAACTCCGTGGCAATATAATCGGCTCTCGATGCGCTCAACTTATTGTTTATATCGGCAGTTCCAGTGGCAGCGTCAGCCGCACCTGCAACAGTCACGGATAATCCGTATTTCTTTGTCACACGCGCCAGTTCATCCAGATTGATCAACTGGGATTTATCGGTCAGTTGAGCCGTGCCGAGTTCAAAGAAGAAATAGACAGGTGAACCGATGCACTCGTTACCGGAACCTATAAAGGAGAGATAATCCGAATGGCTATAAATGGAAATGCTGTCATTATTCATATCCGGAGACAGCAGGGAATCGGCACCTGTGACATAGAAGCCGTTTACAACGCTACCGTCATTATTGGGTATGGCATTGACAAATTCAGACTTACTGAACAAACTATCATTGGACAATGGAGACTTGCCATCCCAATGCCTGTTTTTCAATCTTGCCCGGAGCGAGTTCAGTCCGCTGTAATCGTTTCTCGGATAGACATTGCCCAAACTCTCCCGGTCATCAAACATCCTGCTATATTTATCAAGCAAACCCTCAATTTCCAAAATCTTCTTCAATTCGTTTATCGTTCTCATCGCCCTGTCATGTTGCCCGGTGTATCTGCGATTACTCTCCGATAGCTGTGTGGCGTAACCAATCAGCCACTCGTTCTGCCGGATGTAAGGACTCGCATCAACGGCACGTTTCCAGCCGGCCTTTCCAATAGTAAACGACAAGCCGACTGACACGGAGAGTATATTATCTCCGAAACGATTGGATTTGCCATAGCCGTCAAAGTCCTGGAATGTGGAAATATTGCCAATTTCCAATAATGCAGACAGCCGTTTACAGATACGGTATTGTCCCTGTACTCCGTATGAAACGGCAAACGGATATGGGGCATAGAACGAAGCGGTTTTTTCAATGGTCGGGAAAAATGGGCGAAAGGTTTTGAAAACCAAAGGGTTTAGGCATGATCGGGAAAATGGGCTGAATATTTCGAAGCGGTTTTTCTCTTTACATGGCTTACATCTGCTTTACGTTTGAGGGGCTTTTCTTCGGATATTCGGGGGATTGCTTTACATCGGGCTTGCAGATGGGGCTAAAACGGCCTGGAAGGGTTTTATTTTCGGCTGTGTGGCCGTTTTATGGCTGGGTTGATGGATTTTGTTATATGATGGTGTGAACGGCTGTGTGGCCGTTTTTTTGTGCCTATTTTTAAAGATGTTACCTTAAAATTCTTCCAAATAAGTATTATTTGGTATATTTGCAGCATAATAGAAACGAATATGGCAAAAGTGATTCATGTGCATTTGCTGCATAAAATAGACGGGACGAAGCAGAAAGATTGGTATTTCAGCAGTATATCGGCTGTTTATACGGTTCTGACGGCAGATCAGGTGGGGGCAACCAAGAATTACCTGCTTCATGCCGGGCTGTCTGGTAACGGCACAATATGCACGAAAAAGGCTATAATTAAGCAATCTACGCTCATCTCGGGTGGTAGTAAGGGAATGGTTAGAACGATATAATAGCGCCGTTAGAAAGGCTTGTAGGCGTTATTTCTTTGAATGCTGATTGGGGAGCTTATGGCTCCCTTTTTTTATGCCCCTACGGTTGGTTTTATTTGGTTAGGGGTTACTATTGGGGTTACTGTTAGGGGTTACTACTTCTTTAAGTTAGGGGTTACTTTAGGGGTTACTTTTTCAGTTCTCAGAGGGTACGCCCGAAATAGGAAACTATGTTATAAATGAAAGCAAGTGCCGTTTTTCTCTGTTTTCAGAGAGGAAAAACGACACTTGTTTGTGTGATATACCTTATTATAATAAAATAAATCCTTTGATTTACAGTGTATTTACGAGTTTGCTTCAGGTAAATTCCTTCAAAAGTGTGTGCGTGCGTCCTTTTTTTAGCCTTCTGTAGGAGGCATGCGTGTACCACTTAGAAGAACTTGCTGATACTTCCGATTACTTCAAAGACATTGATGATGCGTGATTTGTCGAATTCCTGTTCATCGTAATCATTGGTGTTGATGGGGATGAAGCGCAGCTTGTCCGGATCCGGCGACCTGCGGAGGATTTTAATGGTGCGGATGGTATCCAACACCACTGCATAGATTTCGCCATATTGGATGTCGTTGAGTGTGCATTGGTGCAGGGCAATGATGTCGCCATGGTTTATTTTGGGTTCCATGGAGTGCCCGGTGACATTGCACCAAAGGCTGGCTTTTTCGAATCCCCTTATTACAATGTTGGTGGCAGGTATGTTTACCTGTGAATTAAACACTTCATCAAAGCCCCCGATAAAGTCCACATCGTAGTATGGTGTACCGATGGATGGGTTCATAGATGTGGTAGGCAGAGTCGAAGAATTTGCTTCGTCTATTGTTTTAATGCCGTTCAAATCATCTTTCAACATGCTTCCTGCACCAGTAAGTAACCAATCGGCAGATAAATCCGGATAGGCTAATAGAATTTTTTCAATATTCATTGAGCTCATGCCTTTGCCAGACACCTTTGCTTTCCCAATAAGTCCAACAGAAAGACCGGCATTAACAGTCATTTGATTGTCATTTATGCCCTTTTTCTCCATGAAATATTGAAGTCTTTCTATAAAATTCATATCTTTATATTGATTTTCTTCCATATTTAGTTTGATGTATTGAAATAATTCTATATATTTGCAGCGTGTTTAAGATGTAAACAGCGCGCCAAATATACAAAAAAGGCGTGTGATTAGCGAATTTTAAGGATTAAAGAAAATGAAAGCAAAAGTAATTATAGCTCAAGCAACAGCCGAGACCGCCGAAGCTCTTTACGGACTGGTCAAGAAGATGGTAGATACAACAGCAATCAAGGCTTATCCCAGTGTAGATTATCAGGCAGTTTTCTTTTCAGCTGATAGATACGACTTAGACTTTGTAAAAAGAGTATTGGCGGATAAGTGCTTTTCTTTCAAAATTGAAGATGCAGAATAATACAATAAAATAAGTGAGTTTATGACACAGCAAGAATTTATGGAACGGACGGGGATAACCCCTACAGCAGAGGATTTTGATTACATCCATGCGGTTTATCTGAACACTTCGATGAACAAGGATGAGTTCTGCAAAGATTTCAAGAAACATGGGGACAGCCGGATTATCCGCGATGTTCATGTGCGAGTGCTGAACTATGAAATGAAATGTGAACGTCAAAAGGAAGTTATCGACAACCTGACCGATTTTCTGATTGGCAAGGCACATGCGTATGACGATACCGATTTCCGCAAAGAAGCGGTAGGGCTGGTCGGTGAGATGGAAGTGGTGAAACGGACCATTGAATTGGGGCTTCCGCTTTGGGATGAAGACAGGATGGTTGTCCTTTCGATGATAGAAGAACAAGGCAAATAGATTGCCGGATAACTGGCAGCCCGGAAAGACGGGCAGGGGCGGCAGGCACGGCCGGAGAGTTGGTAAATCGAAATAAGAAAGCGTAGAAAGCCGTCGGGGTTCGATTCCCCGCGCCCCACGATATAAACTTTTAAAATTTAGAGTTATGGCAAAGAATTTCAATCCGAGAACAGCAGAGAGTCTGTTCAAACAGAAGTTGCGCACGATGATAGGCAGTACGGCACATACGCAGAATATTGCCGACCAGGCGATGGAGCTGGCTGGACAATTCATGACGGAGGATGAGATAAGCAACTCGGATGCCTACCGGGTGATAGAGAATGTGAGCTGTGTGTGTGAGGAAGCGATGCAGGTGCTGGTCGAAGAACTGCAGAAAGGGACACGCCTTCATGAAATACTGACGGGTGATTAGGAAATAGCGGAAGCCGTTGAAAACCTTTGAACGAACGATAACGATTAAAAAGTATGACGATATGAGAAAGCAGATTTTGACAGATAACGAGACCAAGACCTTCTTGATGAAGACATTCGGATGCAGCCGTCAGGCTGTGTGGCAAGCACTGAATTTTGTCCGTGACAGCGATCAGGCGCGCCGGATACGCACTCTTGCCCTGAAGCGAGGCGGCAAACTGACTGACGGGAACTTCATCCCGAACTGCGAAACCACCTTCGAGGAGTGCGAGAAGACCATGACCTGCACTTTCGGTCCCCGTGTAAAACTCGTGGTCCACAGAAAGACCAATGATGTGGATGTGTACGTGGACGGAAAACGGACTGAAACCTACCAATGTGAATTTGTATCGGATTTCATGCAGCTGCAGCACGAGACCCAACAGATGGCATCTGCCTTATAAATAGAAATGAAATGGAGTATTATGGAAAGATATTGTGCATATCCTACAATGACCTGACTTACGATGACCGACCGGTGATGGTGAACGGAAAGGCAGACTATAGCAGAAGCCGCACGCTGAAAGGAGTTCATCCTTCCACTCTTTCCGAAGAAGAACTTGCTCCCATCATGTCGATACCCAATTACAAGAAGTTAGCGGCAAAGGAGAAAATCAATGTAGTTCGATCCGGAAGAGGTCTGGGAGGTTACGTTTTGGTAGAAATAGCCACCATGCCCCTACGGTTTCAGGAAAGGATAAAACTAAAATACGGAGATATGAAAGAAGACGTAATAAGAAACTGGCTCGGCAGCCATTACCACATCGATGCGAAAGCCCGGGAATTTTACACCCGGTTCCGTTTTGACAACGGAGATGCACTGCCACCGGAACACATCCAAGAATATACGGTAAACGCTTCGGTAATTGAGGCAGTGATGCGTGCCATGGAGGATGCCACGTTTATGCGAAAGGCCATGAAGGCCGGGCCGGTGAACTGGGGCGAACTGGCAGGAGCCATCAGTTACTACCAAGCAGAGTTCGGACATACCTTGCCTGTCAGTTCCAACCGCTTCAAGAAGCGTGTGAATGACTTCAAGGCCAACGGCTATGAAAGCCTTATCAGCCGCAAGTTCATGAACCAGAACCGCCGGAAAGTGACCTATGACATTGAACGCCTGCTGCTGAGCATCGATGCCCAACCGGAGCAGCCCTTCAATACCACCGTGTGGGAACAGTACAATCTATTTGTGCAAGGAGAACTGGAGCTATATGACCCCGAAACCGGCGAGGTGTTGAATCCGGCAGACTTTACCGACAAGGATGGAAATCCGCTGGTATTGAGCCCGGCCACAGTAGCCAACTACCTGAACAACCCCAAGAACAAGGCCCTTCGCGGTAAGCTGCACATGAGCCAATGGGATTTCAACAATGCCTACCGTCCTTATCATCTGCGCAGCATCGGTGAATATTCCTTGAGTAAGGTTTCTCTTGACGACCGCGACCTGCCGCGCCCAATGAAGGATGGCAACCGAGTGAAAGCCTATTATGCCTACGATGTGGTGAGCGGTGCTGTGGTGGGATATGCCTACAACCGGTACAAGACTACCGAGTTATTTTTAGACTGCATGCGAAACATGTTCCAGACCCTGGACCGGAACGGCATGTATATCCCCGCCGAGTTAGAAGTGGAACACCACCTGGTAAGCGACTTTGCCGACGGATTGATGCAAGCCGGTACCGTCTTCCCCCTGATCCGCTGGTGTAACCCCGGGAACTCGCGTGAAAAACGTGCCGAGCACAAGAACCGCGAAAAGAAATACGGTGTGGAGAAACGCACGCAGGTAGGTATCGGCCGATGGTATGCCAAGCTGGAGGCCAACCGCCCGAAGGAAGAAAAGGTGTATGACGAAAAGAACAACACCTACAAGGTGAAGACCTATAGTTATGAAGAATTGGTAGCCGATGATATACGCGCCATTGAGACCTTCAACGCACAGCCTCACCCCAACCAAAAGCGCTATCCGGGCATGAGCCGTTGGGATGTGCTTTGCGCCCATCAGAACCCGAACCTTGCACCTTGGGACAAGGCCGTTCTTTACCGGTTCATCGGACAGCACACCGAAACAACCATCCGGCAGAACACCTACTGCACGGTGATGTACAACCAATACGGACTGCCCAGCCCGGAAATCATCGAAAAGCTGGAGCCGAGGAACTACAAGGTAGATGCCTATTATCTGCCCGATGCCGACGGAACCATCAACGAGGTATATATCTACCAGAACGGACGATATATCGCCACCTGCAAGCCCGTAGCCCGTTACAATGAGAATACAGCCGAGCAGACCGAGTACGACAAGGCAGCCTATACCGAACAGTCCAAGTATGTAGCTCAATTCGACAAGATGATGAAGGACGGCAAGATCAAGCGTGTGGGCATCCTTGCCAAAGAGGAAGCAAAGCTGATAACAGAGGTACAGGCGGAAGCCGTTCCCCTTCCTGCACAAGCCGAGGAAGAAGATTACTCAGCCTATATGGACATCAGTGCCTTCGAGCATGATGCAGTAGCCAAGATATAATTAACGACGTTAGAACGAATTTAAAACAGCATTCAAATGGAAATAACAAATGAAGTAAAGCAACGTATTGTGGCAGCGATAGCCGCCGACCGTGAAAATTATCCCAGTGACAACCGCCATGCCACGGCACTGGGCATAGCCCCCAGCGTTTACAATGCCATCAAGCGGGGCAATTATGAAAAGCAGGTCAGTGATGCCAACTGGGTAGGTATAGCCCGAAGATTAGGCGTGCAACTGCGTACAGAAATACCTTGGCTGGCAGCACAGACCCCGACCTACGTGTTTGTGAGCAAGCAGCTGGAAGTGTGCCAGGGAAGCGGGCTGAGTGCCATCCTGTGCGATATGCCCAATATCGGCAAGACCTTTACAGCGAAAGCTTACGTGAAGCAGCACAAGCACGCCGTATATGTGGACTGTAGCCAGGTGAAGACCAAACTGAAGCTGATACGCTACATTGCCAAGGAATTCGGTGTGACCAGCAACGGACGCTATAGCGACGTGTATGAGGATCTGGTGGCCTACCTGCGCACGATTGATACGCCCCTGGTTATCCTGGATGAAGCCGGGGACCTGCAGTATGAAGCCTTCCTGGAGTTAAAGGCGCTTTGGAACGCTACGGAACGCTGCTGTGCCTGGTATATGATGGGTGCCGACGGATTAAAGGAGAAGATCAACCGCGCCATCGAAGGCAAGAAGGTGGGCTATACCGAAATGTTGAGCCGCTACGGTGACTCCTACAGCAAGGTGACCCCGGACGATGCGCAGGAACGCGAAAAGTTTCTGAAGGCACAGGCTGCCATCGTCGCAAAAATCAATGCCCCGGACGGTGCCGACATTGCCAAGATTGTTCATAGCACCGGAGGCGGCTTGCGGCGCGTATATACCGAAATCGAAAAATTAAGGAGGATGCAGGCATGATAAGCAAGATAGAAATGCAAGCGATGGATGCTGTTATCGGTATCCATCGCGAGATGAGAAAAGCGAATGAGATAGACTGGGAACAGCGCAGATATGAAATTGCCAAAAGCATGCTTCCGGTAGTAAGAAGCAATTCATCAGGTATAATGTCTATAAAACAAGTTGCCAGACTTGCTGTGGACTATGCTGATGCTCTTATTGAAGAATTGAAAGGAGGTAACCGTGAAACTGAAGAGAGCCTACAGTCCCGGTGAGGTGCTGAACATGAAGATTCCCCGGTTCGAGTTTTCCGGGGACTGGCAAACCTCGATAGGCAACCCGGCCAAGAGCGGCGTGTGGATTATTTGGGGAGCCAGCGGAAACGGTAAGAGCAGCTTTGTGATGCAGCTGGCCAAGTACCTGTGTAGCTTCGGACGCGTAATTTATGACAGTTTGGAAGAAAGTACCGGTTTGTCGTTCCAGATGAGCCTGAAACGGCACAAGATGGGTGAAGTGAAAAAGAAGCTGATTATCCTTGACCGGGAACCGATGGAGCAATTGGAGGAACGGTTACGGCGCAGAGGCAGTCCCGGAATCGTGATTATCGACAGCTTCCAATACAGCGGCTTGAACTACAAAACCTACAAGGAGTTCAAGGAACGTCATCCCAAGAAACTGTTTATCTTCATCAGCCATGCCGAGGGGCTTCATCCGGCAGGTAGAAGCGCCCGCAAGGTGGAATATGATGCCGATGTGAAAATCATGGTAAGCTGTTTCAAAGCCTGGTGCAAAAGCCGCTTTATGGAGCGGCCCGGTGAGCCCTACGTGATATGGGAAGAAGGTGCTGCCAAAACATTGAAGGACGATAATATGGAGGATTATTTGAATGATGGAATGGGAGAATAAGCTGTACCAGATACTCCTGAAAGAACAGGAAGCGGAGGCCGTGGTGGACGATTGGGTAGAACGTAACATACAAAGCGACCTCCGTCTGCGCAGGGCCAAGACAAAGGGACACGTAGTGATAGAAACCAGGGATGTGATGTTTGCTCGGAATATTCAGGTATGGCATCCGTCCTGCCAAATAAACATTAAAGATTTGAAGTGATGGAAAAGAAAGAAGAAAAGAAAGTGTGCTGCATCTGCGGCAAAGAGTATGAGGGCTACGGATACAATCCGTTCCCGGTGAAAGAAGAAGGCTGCTGCTGCCAATCGTGCAACTACAGTGTGGTGGTTCCGGAACGGTGGGAACGACACAAGGCTTTTCAACGTGGTGAAGCGACCGGTGCCGGGAAAGTGTACATCAGCGGAGCCATCGCGCACTATGATATGAATGAGCGCAAGGAAGCCTTCAGCCGTGCCGAGGAGAAACTGATGGCACAAGGCTATGATCCTGTAAACCCTTTCAGGAACGGATTGCCGGATGAAGCTCATTGGAGAGCCCACATGCGGGCCGACATTGCCCTGTTGCTGGCTTGTGACTATATCTACATGCTGAAGGACTGGGAACTGAGCAAGGGAGCCAAACTGGAGCTTGACGTAGCCAGTTCGTGTGGCATTAAAGTATTGTTTGAATAACCTTTTAATAGTGAATGTATGGAAGAAAAACAGAAAGTTCAGGTCGTATTTGAATTTGACCGTTCCGAGTATGACGCGTATCTCTTTTTGATGAATCAAAAGAAGACGAAAGAGGTAGAGCAAATATGGAACACCATGAGCGGTGAGCCTGTGGTTGCGGATATTGATTTGTTTGAAGAGGACAGCCAGTCTGTAAAACTTATGATGATAAGTTTGGCAATTCTTTCAGTGGAGAAAAAAGTGAAAGGATGATATGGCACAGGAAGTAACCAATTTCGCCCGGTTCTATGCATTGTTCAACAAACTGCCTTATCAGGGCGATCGGGAGGAATTCAAAAAACAAATCGTGCTGCAGTACACGTGGAACCGGACAGACAGTCTGAAGGAAATGACGGCCAAGGAGTATGAAGTTTGTTGTACTGCTCTGGAGAAACTGAGCGGACAAGACGAATGGCGGCAGAAACTTCGCGAGGAACTGCGACGGAAACGCAGCGTCTGCCTGAAGCTGATGCAACAGTTGGGTATAGACACCACCGACTGGAACCGGGTGAACGAATTCTGCAACAACCCCCGGATAGCCGGCAAGCCCTTTGTTCAGGTTAGTACAGCCGAGCTGGAACAACTGGCCATCAAACTGCGGGCTATCCAACGAAAAGGAGGTTTAACCGATAAATAGAGCAATATGGATAAAAAAGCACATGAAGCGCTTGAGCGCATAAGAAAAGACGTGACCCTTACGACATCCGATATGGAGAACCAGGATGCAGCGGAGTTTTTCAACGAACTGGCCGACTGGGCGTATGCCAATGGGGAGGCCATGCTGATAGACGATGAACCGGAAAAGCAGGATGATTATGAGGATAGATGACCAAGACAAGCTGATAAAAGCGGGGTTCTGTATAATACGAAAGGATGATTATCCAGGCCCGAGGATAAAGATGTGTACCGGCATAAACGGTGGCTGGAAGACATACAAGAAGTTTGAAACCAAAGCAGAAAGAGACAGGACATTCGCTTTGCTGCTGAAGGATGACAAAGTAATAGCTGATTAACAACTAAAATGATTTAAAATGGAAAAGAACAATCAAAGTGTGGACATCAAGTCCCTGAGTAAAGAACAGCGAGCAGCCCTCATGGCCCAGCTGCAGCAAGAAGAGAAAGAAGACCGCATCGCCCGTCGTGAAACTTACGAGGCATTACGCGGTGAGTTTATGCACGAAGTAAAGACCAACGTTCTTGAGATGGTGAATGCCGTGACCGGGTTCCGCGGATGGCTGGAAAAAGAAGCCGATGCCTTTACCAAGGTGATGAAGGAATACGGCCAGGTGAAAAGCGACGAACAGCGCAGCTATACCATTACGGACGGAGACTTCCGTCTGGAAGTGAAAAGCAACAAGGTGAAAGGCTTCGATGAACGAGCCGACATGGCAGCCGACCGTCTGATTGACTATTTGAAGCGCTACATGCAGAACAGCGAGAAAGGTTCTGATGATCCGATGTATCAGATGGCCATGACCCTGCTGGAGCGCAACAAGATGGGCGACCTGGACTACAAGAGCATTTCAAAGCTGTATGAACTGGAAGATAAGTTCGATGAAGAGTATGCAGACATCATGCGCCTGTTCAAGGAAGCTAATGTAGTGCAGCGCAATGCCACCAACTACTACTTCAGCCGCCGCAACCCTGAAAACGGCGTATGGACCCGCATTGAACCCAGTTTCTGCCGTTTGTAACCGAAACCCGTTAACCCTATAAACAGAAAGCGCCGCAGTTGTTATAATTGCGGCGCTTTTGTTCTTAAAATAGATGGAAATCAGTTATTTTTGTAAGAGAAATAAAATGTATGGGCAAAGGACGGGATAAAGAACTGATCAAGCTGCGTGACGAGGCACTATGCCGTCGTTACTACTATTGGACAGAAATACAGCGGTTGCGGTTCGACGATGCTTTAAAAGTGTTGTCGGAGCGCGAATTCTTTATATCCGAGGAACGTATCATGACCATCATCCGCCGGAAATCACGTGAGGGAACAGACTACAATCTGAAGCCTGTTCCCAAGGTGAAAGCCCCCCGTCTGACTGCCGCCCAGCTGGAACTATTCCCCATAAGATGACGGCATGGCCGATTCATCGTGCAGTGTGAATGAGAACGTCATTTCATAGACCTTGATGTAATGCGGCATGGCATACGAACGGCTTTTCTCGCGTACCAGCGGCGAAGCGTTGTCCGTGCATTGCAGACACTGCAGCGACTTGTATAATTTCTTGGCCAGCTGCTGCCTTTCCCTCACCTTGTCATACGTGCCGGATGCGTAGCTTGTATCGTCGTAACAATCGATGGCCAGCCGGACGGTCAGTGCGGATTCGCTTTTCTGTGCCCCGTATCCGAGGTCGTGCCAGTCGGAGTTTGTATTTCCGATTAATACACAAGGGAAAGTGACCGGGTACTGGTCTTCTTCTGCTCCCATTTCCAATTGTCCGTAGTCCTCGTCGATGAGAGAGAGTTCCGGCATTTCCTGTGCAATCTGTTCCATGATTGCGATAAAAATTTCGTCCATATCGTTATTGGTTTAAAATGTTGGTAATTTCCTGGTCCACCTTTTCCCGGATACGCCGGTTCAATTCTTCGCTTTCGCCCATGAACTGGCGCTGCGGGATGCGGATGTGCAGTTTCTTTTTTGGGGTAAGCGCCATGTTCCTCCAGAACTGTGCCTGCGGATTCAGTTCCTTCGGCTTGGAACGTCGTTTGACGCGTTTCTTTTGCCCTGTGCCGGTTTTTTTTCTTTTTCCCGAAGCCTTGTAGAACTTGGCCCATGCAAAGCGCCTCATGCGGTCTGTGACGGTGACATCGATTTCCCCGCCCCAGTTGTTGATGGGTGCATAGACCACCTCGTTGAATACCCTTACCCGGTAGTCTGCAGGTGTATATCCGACCGATTTGAACAGATGCTTCCTGCCGGAGAGCAGCGTTCCATAATTGCTGGCGGCATCGGAACCTCCCGAGGACAGCCGTTTGGCTTTGGGCCAAGGGTGAAGACCGCCATTGACAAATCCACCCTGCCGGAAGTTATCCTGAAAATGGTCTTTGGCCATTCGTCCTACCATGACTGGCATTTTGCGGCGCATCATACTGTCCAGCCTGTCACGTTTCCGCTTTATCATTTCCGTAAAATCTTTTATGTCCATAATCATCAGTAATTCAAGAATAATTTATAACTTTGCAACCGAGGCTTCCAATATGCCTTTTATGCGTTATGAATATACCGGAACAAGTAAAGAACGAGGCCCGTGTACTTATTGAGCAATACGGTGACACCTTCGAATACCTTGGTATTTATGAAGGCCAGGAAGCCTATGTGTTCAAGTTTCCGGGGGACTCCTGTACCGGTTATCCTTTCGTCTATCTGTATGACGGTAAAGACGCAACCGAAATAACCGGTCCGTTATCCCTTGACGTTATCGATTCATGTATCGAAAATATCGAGGAAGGAGACATCGAATAGCTTATTGTCAATTCTCAGGACTCCCCTGCAGTTGTGGGAAGTCGCAGCTCCTATTTCACATAAATATTTTACGTCTTTCCATTCCATTCCTGAACCGGCAGAATTATCGCTTTGGGGTTCGATATACCTTAGTTCACCATCCGCAAACCGTTGCAGGATTGTAGCATGCCCGCCCCCGCTTTTCCAGCCGATACTCAATTCATACACGCCTTCTTCCTTACATACCTCATTGAAATACTCCATGTACCTTTTAGGGGTCATTTTCAAGTACCCTTTGTGCGCAAGCCAGCTGTTTATACTTATATGTTGCGCCGGAGTACCGTCGGTGTTTTTCCAGACTTCAAAAGCACGTCCATTACTCAGGTATTCAAGTTTAGACCCTGCGACATTGCCTTTGGCGGTAATATCCCATCCACGTAATCGTAAAGCGTATGCCGGTGCGCAAGTCTGGCAGTTGATACTGTATGGAGTATCCCGTTTTTTATCGTAATCGCTGTTCTTCCGGTATCTGTTTCCCCTTTTATCACGATATATCCCGTTAGGATCAGGAATATACTCGTCCACGTGTTTGGGATTCGCATTCTGTTTATCCGCCTTATCCACATCCATAGGTTTTCCTTTTTTGATTTTAAGAGCCTTTTCCATTTCGAGGTTGTTCCGGGCAATGGCCATTTTTTCCTCCCCGGTAAGGTAGTCCGGCATTTCCGCAATCATCTCGTCAATACGGGCCATAAGTTTATCCACCGCTTTATGGGCACCCTTGTGGGCTTCTGCCTGATATGGATGATTGTCGGAAAACAGTTTGCCGTCCGTTCCCGGATTGTTATCCAGTCCGGGCTGGGGCTTGTTCTTGTCGTCTTCGTCCGGAAGTGGTGTCGGCTCCTCGTCGGTGGCAGTGAGGTCGCACTTGCAGTTCCACCGGTCGCCCGGTCGGTGGATGTTCCAGAACGTGTCATCAATCGGCCGGATGGTATTCCAGAACGGGCGGTGGTCAGCCCCCGGATGAATGGAGGTGGACGGTAGCCATTTGAGGTTGGGCAGAATATCGCGTTCGCGCAGGAACTGTTGCCAGTCAGCCGCCTGATGCGCCCGGATGACCGCCGTATCATACTCCGTCCGCAGCCAGTGACGAACCTGATGGGAAGCAATGGGCAAGACTTCCTGTACCCATTTGTCGAACGGTTTTAAAATGCCGTTTGAATCCAATAAAAGTCGTGCCATGTCATTCTGCATACGATGTACCTTGAATGCCGAGAATACGGCATTGTTCCGGAGTATGGCATTTCTGAAATCCTCGTCCGGAGTAATGGCCTTGGATTTGCTGAACCCTTCCTTTGCCGCCTTGTCCATCTTTGCCCATATTTCATTGAACAGGTTGATTTCGATTTCGGTTGCCGGATGAAAGTCCCTGCTGTATATGTTCAGCAAGGCACGCCGCAGCACCTCTTCGGAGAAGTCAAACTCCATGGAGACGCTGCCATTATCAGCCGCATACAGTCTGTCGACTACCAGTCTAAAGCTGCCCCGTCTGCCGGGGCTTTCACGAAAAAACCTTTGAGCCAGTTCCGGAAGTTTCTTTTCTGTTTCGGTGTCGGTTCATCATCCCGTCCCTTATTCGCTGGCTCCGGCTCCTTCTTCGGGCTTGGAATCCGGTCGGCTTGTTCAGCCGTCTTTTGTTCCGCCTTCAGCTGCTCGTAATTGGCCGGTTTGTCGATACCGAATTCCTCATAGAGATAATCGTCGTCGATGGGGATGTTGAAGTTCTTCTTCAGCTGCGTGAGGATGGATATTTTGGTACCGGCATCCGTTTCTTTCGGTTCCGGAAAGCAGAATGTCCCCCCTTCAGTATTGATGCCCATGCGCAGCAGAATGTCCGTCATGTCGTAATTCAGCACGTTGAGCACGTATTTCCGGTCAGCCTCCAGTACCTTGTCCTCTACTTTCTTATGAACCGTACCCAAAGCCTGTGTGCCTTTTTCGGACGATTCGGTTGTCAGCGTATTGCCCAGTATCAGTTTGGAAATTTCGTTGTTGCACCGTTCGCAGAGGCGTTCATAGACATCGGCAGACCCTGTTTTGTTTCCGGCTTCCGTAAGTTTGAGTTCCGTGTCCTTGGCATGAAAGAACTGCGCCAGACTTCCGGCGTTGGCCGCATCCTCCATGGCCCGCTGGCGGGACTCGTCGTCGTCGGAGTCATAGATATATTCCTGTATGGGCATGCCGAATACCTCGGAGAACTGTGCCCAGTCGCCCGTGGTGTTACGTTTGTAAATGACCCAAGGTGCAGCCTTGGCCAACAGCCCCAAATCGGACGGTGAACCCACAAAAAGCAGGTCGGTATATTCATTCCAGGAATGGCCGGTAATGTCCGTCTGGTGGCGCAGGATGAGTTCCCTGACCGGATCCACATGCTTGCGCGGTACCAGGTCATAATCCACCCACTCCTGCAGCTTGTAGAACTGGCAGAGCGAGAAGCCCCAGAATTTCGCATCAAGGATGTCACCCACCAGCCGGTTGAACCAGGGCGACTGTATCTGTTCGTTGATTTTATCGTCGGGCTTCCCGTCCACCCGGAATTCCATGTTGGAGCACAGCACGGCATTCTTTCGCTTTTCGAGCACACAGGAAAGGTGGGTATCCATCAGAATGTCCTCGTAGAGGTCATAAAGTTTGTAACGTCGCGAGAAATCGACATTCTCGGCCGCCCTTACGGCTGCCATGTAGTCGGAAATGTCCAGCCCGAAGCGTTTGGGCTGTGTGAGCACAATCACATTCGGTCTCTTTTGTCCCGGCAACGTGAAGTTTCCCCCTACGGTGATGATGCCGGCTTTGTTGTTTTTTCTGTTTTTCTTTTTCATGATGCTTGCTTTTTACCAGTGGTTCGTTCGTTTGCGGTTGCTTTGAATGCGGAAATCCGACCTGCCCGCCCTTTGTTCCTCGGGCAGCAGCGGAGCCCCTTCGATTGAAATGTCCTCGTCGGCCACCGCCTTCATCCATTCCACCGCCCGTTCGTAACGATCCTTGCGTACCTGGGAAAGTTTCTGCGGGTTGTGGATGCAGAAGATGTGATAGACCGTCATATCGATGACCATCATCAGCACGAGCTGGTTCCGGTTGTCCCCGGTGGCCGCAAAAATCTTGTTGCAGTCGTAGCGTTTGCTCAAATAACACCGCATTTCGGCAATGGCCCTGTCCTCGCAAACCTCAATGACCGTTTCGTCTTCGCGAACCAGTGCGTCGAGGATGTCTCGGTGGATGCTCGCATCGTAATCGGTAAGTTCAACAAATTTGCTCATAGTCCTATTGTTTTAGAGTTGTCATAATCTTTTCTTATTCCGTTTTCTTACATCCTTCCGTGATCGGAATACGGGCGGTTCAATGCGCCTGATCAGTTCGTCAATGATACGGTTCGCCCCTTCGACCGCATCCGGTCCGTCGGCCGGATAGCGCATGGTCAGGGTGAACAACTTGAACTGATCCTCCAGTTCCTTCATGTGCGGATTGTCCCGTTCAGCCTCGTTGAGGATGAGGTTCCCCTCGCGGTTGAGCGGTTCAAGGTTGGCCTCGATGCGCGTAGCCTTGTCCGTCTTCTTCTCCTCGTCGCCCCGGATGAACAGCGCAATCTTCTGTTCGCGGCGTACTTTTGCCACCAGCGGTTTGAACACCTGTTGGAAGAAAGGGTCCTGCAGCTTGTTGTTCTCCATGTAGCAATAGACATTGGTCTTGCCCCCGACAAATTCAAGCATCCGGACATACCAGTCAATGAACTCCGCATTGAGCGCCTGTGCCAGGAAAGTCTTGATGACGTAAAGCCTGCCACCCAATTTGCCACAGAGCGAAACCGTCTTGAAGGATTTGCCTTTCTTACCCTTGCTTTCGCCCGGTGCCGGGTCGCCATACACCACGAGGAACTTGAATTTGGAGAGTGCCGGAACCTTGCCGTATGCAATGTTCTCGAATACCTCGCCCACGGAAATCGGGTTGTTGAAATATTCTCCCTGTGCCGCCTTTTTGGATATTTTGGACAGTGTGCGGTCGATGTCCTCTTCCGAGTTCTTTTCCGGCCATGTGGAAAAACCGTTTTTGTCGCGGATGTTCACGATGTCCCAGGAGTCGGCCATTTCGCCCGCCCTCACCACGCAGCAGTCCTTGGCGATGATGTTTCCGCAGAAGATGACCAGTGTAGGTTCGGAAATGGACCTTGTGGGATACAGCGCATTTTCCCACCAGTCCCAGCGCTTCTGGATGATGTCCGGGTTCTTGGTATCCTCGTCCGTATCAAAGTCATCGACCAGCAGCACGTCGGGACGTATGGCCTCGTTTCGCGAACCACGCGGAGATTGTCCGGCACCCAGTGCGCGGAAAGAGACCTTCCCTTTGGTGGTGAATTCATCCTCGGTCCATGAGCCCGGCAGTTCCTGTTTGCCGTAGTATGCCATGATGCGTCCGTTGGCTTCGAGATTGGCCCGGTAGGGATCGAGCAGGCGCACCGCATTGTCCTTGCTGTTGGAGGTCAGAATCACATTCTTTTTGCGTCCGGTAAGCGTGAGATTCATGACGATGAACATGGTGACGGTGGATTTGGCCAGCTCACGGCTCCAAGAAAGCACCTCAAACCATTCATCGTGTGCAATGATCCGCCGGATAGCCTTTTTCTGGAAGTCGGCAAATTCATATTTGGCATAATTCGGAAAAAAGAACTTGATCCATTCTATGGGATGTTTCTCAAGATATTCCCGGTGTTTTTCCCGTTCGGCTGCCGTCATGTTCCTATCGACCGGTGTAGCCCTTGCGATGTCTTCTTTGTACTTCTCCCAATCGAGGAGAGCGAGTCTGTCAGTCTGTTTCATTGTCTATCCCTTTATAATTTGTCTTTAATGTACGCATCGGCCAGCCGGGTGATTTCCTTTGCCTTTTCGAGGTCGGCCGCCCGTACCCAGTCGATGAGCCCGGTGAGGACACTGATGATGTCGGCAATGCCCACTTCCTGTTCCATGTTGCGTATGGCCGCCGACAGTTTCCCGAGGATGTCAGCCTCCTTGGATGAGGGGAACCGTTCCCCTTCGGGCCGTTCGGCGATGGCCTTGTTTATTTCGGCCACCTGCCGGTAGAGGTTAGCCACCTGTTCCTGCCTTGTGAGCGTAAGCCCCACCTTCTGTTCCTCCCACTTCCCGGCCCGTACCCAGTTGGACACGGACACCCGTGACACGCCCACCCGGTCGGCGATTTCCTGCTGTGTGAGGTTTTCCTTGAGGTACAAAGTCTTTGCCCATTCCTTTTTCTGGGCATTCGTCAAATCTGCCATAAATCGTCCTTTTTAGTTGTAAATCACGTTACAAAATTGCATGAAAAAGCGGGGTTTGTAAAAGCGCGTACGCATGATGACGGGGTACAGCGTTATGATAACGCCAGAAAATGTTATGATGCGGACGCGGTTTCTTGTTGCCATGGGAATGTTCTATTTTCGCATCATCGAAAGGCGGGGAAGACCGCAGGAAAGTGTATGACGATGAGCAGATTTTTCAATATTACAACGAGTGACGACGGCACCAGTACGATATTCCTGTATGGGGACATCGGAGACTATACGGAGGTGCAAAGCGGGCGCATAGCCCAGGAACTGATGGAAGCCGAACGCGTGAGCCGACGCATCCATGTGCGTATCAACAGCAACGGCGGGGAAGTGTACAGCGGCATTGCGATATTCAACGCCCTGCGCCATAGCCAGGCCGACATCCGCATTTATGTGGATGGCATAGCCGCCAGCATGGCCAGTGTGATAGCCCTTTGCGGCAAGCCCGTAGAAATGAGCAAATATGCCCGTCTGATGCTGCACAGTGTGAGCGGTGGGTGTTACGGCAACAAGCAGGACCTGCAGCGTTGCATGGAAGAGATAGAAAGCCTGGAAGGCAGCTTGAGTGAAATCTATGCCGAGCGGCTGGGCATGAGCAAGGAAGAAGTGAAACAGACCTATTTTGACGGCGAGGACCATTGGCTGACCGCCAAGGAAGCCCTGGACCTTGGTTTCATAGACGACATCTATGATGCAGACCCCGTGCCGGCAGACAGTACACCGGCGCAGATATATACTTTATTCAATAACCGGCTCGTTGAGCCACAAAAAAACAGAGAAGACATGAATCTGGAAGACGTAAAGAAACGCCCGCGCTTCAAGGACTGCGCGAGTGATGCGGATGTGTTCCGCCTGATGGACCAACTGGAGGAAGAGGCAGGCAAGGTACCTATCCTTACGAAAGAGAACACCGACCTGAAGGCCAAGGTGAAGACCTACGAAGACAAGGCTGAAGCCGAAGACCTTGCCGCCCGCAAGCAGCTGCTTGACGCAGCCGAGCAGGACGGTCGCATTGATGCGACTACCCGCCCCATCTACGAAAACCTTTTGGCCAATGACCGCGAGAACGGCGAAAAGGCCCTGGCCCAACTGCCGGTAAAGCGCCGTGTGATGGAAGACCTGCATCTGGAACCGAATGGTGAAGAAAGCCCCTGGAACAGGCGTATGCGAGAAATTAAGGACAAACGTAAAAAGTGATTGAACTATGGCAATAATTGTAAGAAACACGAATTACAGCGGCGAGGTACTGGAACAGTTGCTGACGCTTGCCGCTACGAGCAATGAGATTGTGGAAAAGGGGCTGATCATGGTGATTCCCGGTGTGGAGAAGAAAATCAGCCTGCCGCGCCTGAAGACCGGCAAGATGCTCCAGAAGCGCAAGGAGAACCCCGGCGTGGAGGATTCGAAGGGCAACTTCAACTACGACGAAAAGAGTCTTGACCCGGTGGACTTCATGGCCTTTACGGTGTTTAACCCCCGCACGTTCGAGAACATCTGGCGCAAATGGCAGCCGAAGGGCAACCTGGTATTCTCGGAACTTCCGCCCGAAGCGCAGAACGCCCTGCTTGCCGAGTTGGCCAAGCGGGTACAGTTTGAACTGGGTGACCACTATGTGAACGGTGAATATGGGGATGATGACGACCACTTGTTTAACGGCATCCTGACCCAGATGGCCAAGGATACTGAGGTGATTGTGGTGGACAGCGCAGAATCGACCATGCTGGGCAGACTGAAAGCCATGCGTGCGAAGATTCCCGTGGCCATCCGCAACAACCCGGACCTCCGCATTCTGATGAGCGTGAACGACTTTGACAAGTATGATGACGAGCTGACCCAGCGCGAGTCCAAGAACACGAGCGAAACCGATGTGAATGCCCGTCGCTACAAGGGCATTACCATTGAGACGCTTGCGGCCTGGCCCGATGATCTGATTGTGTGCACCCTCTGTTCGCCCGATGCCGGCGGCAACCTGTTTGCGGCTGTGAACCTGCAGGACGATGAAGACGTGATTCAGATTGACAAGATCTCGAACGCGAGCGAACTGTACTTCTTCAAGATGCTGATGAAGGCTGACACGAACATTGCCTTCGGTGAAGAAGTGGTGGTGCTGGACAAGCGAAGCAACCCCGTGTTCAAGGCGAGCGAGAAGAAGATTTCAGTTGACCCTGCCAGTGTGACCCTTGAGGCAACCGGTGGCAGTGAAGAAGTGACCGTGACCGCCAGCGGAGAATATGAGATAGGCAGTGCCCCTGCCGGCTTCAAGGTGGAAGCGACGGATAAAGGCGTGAAGATTTCGGCCGGTGCAAACAGTGGCAGTCAGAAAACCGGTACACTGACCCTTACGCTCAATGCCGACCGCAGCAAGACGGCCAAGATTACCATTACCCAAAACCAGAAAGGATAAGATGGTATGGCAAAATTGAAGTATCTGGTAATTCACTGTACGGCAACCCCGGAGGGGCGTGAGGTATCATCGGCGGACATCCGGAAGTGGCACACTTCGCCCGTAAGCCAGGGTGGCAGAGGTTGGAAACAGGTGGGCTACACCGACCTGTTCCACCTGCAGGGCGGTGTGGAACGCTTGGTGAACAACAACGAGGATGCGCAGGTAGATCCCTGGGAAGTGACCAACGGAGCCAAGGGGTACAACAGCGTGAGCCGCCACATTGTGTATGCCGGCGGTGTGGCCAAGGACGGCAAGACCCCGAAGGACACCCGCACCGGCTGCCAGAAAAAGGCACTGGAGAAGTATGTGAAGGACTTCCATCGCAGATTCCCGGATGTGCGCATTGTGGGACACAACGAGCTGGCGGCCAAAGCCTGCCCCAGTTTCGATGTACAGAAATGGCTGAAAGAAATAGGTATTAACCAATAATAAAAGAAGCAATCAATGAAACGAATTATGCTGTTTATGATGCTGATGCTGGGAACAGTATCGGCTGTGATGGCCCAAGGGGCCGATGTTCCGGCAACGGACTATGACGCAATGATTGGCACCTTTGCCGGTTTCGTCGGCGGTGTGGTGGTGCTTACTGAAGGGTTGAAAGGTTTGTTCCCTAACATGAAAGGCTGGGTGACGCAGCTGGTGAGCTGGTGTGTGGGCTTGGTGTGCGCGATGCTACTGTGGTGGCTTGATGCCGGATTTGTGAGTGATGTGAGCTGGGACATTGCCTTGCTCTATGGTTTTGGTGCCTCACTTGTAGCCAATGGGGTAGCCGACACGGGACTGGTGCAATGGGTTATCGGACTATTCCGAAAGAAACGCGAGGAAGCAGAATAAAAGGTTGACTGACTAAAAAACGGGTGGTATGGACTTTAGCGAGATCATGAACATTATTCTTAGCGGCGGCCTTGTGGGCACTGCAGCAGCCATCGGTTCCCTGCGTGCTACGGTGAGGAAAGCGAAAGCGGAAGCGATGAAAGCCGAAGCCGACGCAGAGGGTGTGCGTGTGGATAACGCAGAACATGCCACCCGCGTTTTGGTGAGCAATATTGTGGTACCCTTAAAAGAAGAACTGAATGCAACAAGAAAAGACCTGCAGGCCAACAAGCGCGAAATGGCGCGACTGCGCAAGGCCATTGACACTGCCAACAGTTGCCGCCATCATGATGACTGTCCTGTGCTTGGCGGGCTGCGCAAGCAGCAGGAAGAGCACGACGGTGGAGAAGATACAGACGGAATCGGCAAGCACCGACAGCGCGAGCGGAAGCCGACGGGCGGGACTGGTGATGGCGGGTATACCGGCGAGTTCGGTGAAGCTGTCTATACCTGCGGACAGCCTCCGTAAACTTCCTGAAGGTGCCGTGTACCGTGGCAAGAGCGGACAGGCGAATCTGACCGTAGGCAGCGACGACAGCGGGAACATCGTGGCCGAAGCCTCGTGTGACAGTCTGCAGCAGCTGGTGCTATGGTATGAAGAAGAGCTGGCGCGCATCCGTAGCGAAACCAAGAGCGAAATTTCAAATGACGTTCAAACAGTAGAAAAACGCCCTCCGAACCGGATGCGGACGTTTATCACAGGTGTATTGGCCGGCTTATTGGCCGGTGTGTTATTAACCATCAAACTTTATAAACGATGAACAAGAATTTCATGTACGGCATAGGAGCCGTAAAGTATAAGGATTTCACAATCGGGTATATTGAAAAGAACTCGTTTGACCTGGGCGGCAAGAAACCCGAGGCCGCGAAGATCGAGGCCGAACAGGTGCAGGGTGCCCCGGTGCTGGTCATCCCACAGAGTAACGGCGGCATCGCCCCGACGTTCAATGTGATCCAGATGAACTATTCGAACCTGCACAAACTGCTTGGCGGCAGCCTGCATTATAAGAAAGAAGACTCGGAAAAGAAAACTCCGATCGGCTGGACAGCCCCGTCGGAGGTGCTTGTCATGCAGGGACCATGGGAACTCTCCCTCGTGTCCGGACAGAGCGTACTGATTCCCAACGCCACGCTGCTTTCCAATCCTGCAGGCAAGCTGACCCTTACAGAAACCTCCAAGATAGAGGTTACGCTCGAAGTGGCGATGCCGGAGGACGGTTCGCAGCCTTACGGCGTGTTCGATACGGAAGCAATACCGGACGAGTGGGGGCAGTACAAGCTGCCGCCGGCGGAAGCCGCGGCTGCAGCATCGCTCCAAAGTGAGGAGGGCTAACGTATGGCTGACCGTTTGGAACAACTGATAGAGATGGAGTGTGCGGACGCGCTGCTTGACAGCGGCGTGTCCGTACCTCTTAAAAGGTGGAAGCTTCCGTGGCTGAAACGCCCGGTGGAGGTGCGTGTGACGATGAAGCGTCCGAGGCTGCGGGGTCAGATTCTGCTGGCGCGGGAATACCTGAAGACGGGTGTCAAACCCGACTGGCAACCGAAGGACAAGACCGAGGAACTGGCCTTTGTGGCGGAGCATGGTAAGGCTGTGAGCCGCCTGCTGGCCTATACGGTATGCCGGGGATACGTGTCGCGGCACGTGGGCATCGGGGTGACAGCGTGGGTACTGCGGAACTTTGTGGAGTGGCGTTATCTGACGGCCATGTTCCGAACATTCGAGCGTCTGATGGGCACGAAGGATTTTATGCGTATTATCAGCTCGACAGCGCGGGCGAACCCGATGACTCCGAGACTGAGCCAGGCAAGGAAGGGGAGTTAAGAACCCGGTATGAAGGTTCCCATAGCCCTTTCGGCTTCGTGTGGCAGATAGCGAGTGCAACGGGCTGGAGTGTGGACTACATTCTGGACGGTGTGAATTACCAGACGCTGATCATGATGCTGAGCGACGCGCCGCGGTATGTGCGGAAAAAGCAAGGCGGCGGAAACGGTGCTCCCAGACCGGAACACAGCGCCGAGGATGAAGCGAACGATATAGTAGGATTTTTTCAAAGCAAACTGGAATGAGCAAACCTGTAGAAGTTGAATTTTTGATGAAGGACAAACTCACGCCCGGCATGAACAAGGCCGAACGTGAGGCGCTGGAACTGCGTAATACCGTCAGGCTGCTGGAGGCTGAACTGGAAAGGCTGCGCCTTGCCGGGGAGACGGCTGCCCCCAATCTGGACCAGAGTGCCAATATCGCGCAGATCCATGCACTGGAGAAGCAGCTTGAGGAATTGCGCGGCAAACTGAAACTGCTGCAGGAGGAATCGGAATCCGTGCAGGTCACCCCTGCAGATGTACCCAACGCGCAGCGCCAGTTGGGCGGGCTTCACAACAGTATCCAGCAGATCGCCCGTGAAATGCCTTCTTTGGCCATGGGACCGCAGATGTTCTTCCTGGCAATCAGCAACAACCTGCCGATTTTTACGGACGAACTGGCCCGTGCCCGCAAGGAATACGATGAGCTGCAGAAGTCAGGCAAGAAAGGCACACCGGTATGGAAACAGGTCCTGTCCTCGCTCTTTTCCTGGCAGACGGCCATGACCACCGGCATCATGCTGCTGGTAATGTACGGTGATGAAATCTGGGATTGGACGAAAAACCTGTTCAGTGCCAAAAAAGGCGTGGATGAATTCAACATATCACTCAAGGAAATGACCGAGATAGAGAAGGACGGTCGTGCCCAGATGGTGCGTACCCGCTTCGAACTGAAATCGGTCATCGATGAAATAAAGAACTTCACCGGCAGCAAGGAACAGGAAAAGGCGAAGGTAGAGGAACTGAACCGCAAGTACGGGGAATCTTTCGGGTATTATAAAACACTTTCCGAATGGTATGATACCCTTATCCAAAAGAGCGAGGACTATGTACAGGTTCTGCTGCACCAGGCCAATGTCCAGAACCTTGTAAAAAAAGCTGCAGAAGCCGATGAAGAGGTGAATAAAATCAAGGCGCAGAAACCGGAAGAGGCGGAAAGCGCCATGGGCTTTTTCGGGAAATGGGGACAATATATCATGCAGTCAAGCATGGCAGAATCCGGGCAGTTCTATGACGCACAGGCTGCCATCAAGAAACATGATCAGGAAGCTTATGACATACTGTTGAAAAATGCCGAAAACAAACGCGACGGTTATCTGAAAAAAGCGGAGGAAGAGGTAAGGAAAGCCGCAGAAGCAGCCAAAAAAGGAAATATCGGCGGACATACCGACCCCGAACAGTCCGGGAAGAATCCGGAAGCGGAAGCCAAGCAACGGCTTGCCACAGAGCGCAGGCTGGCGCAGGATCTTGCCGCCCTGCAGGCCGAGAACCGGAAGGAAGAGATAGACCGTATGCAAGCCGGTACCGAAAAGAAACTGGCACAAATCGAATATGACTATAACGCCCGGAAAGAAGAGATAAACCGGCAGGAAGCCGACTGGAAGCGTGAGAACAAGGAAGCCGGTCTTTCCACCGGAGATAACGGACTTACCCGGGAGCAACAGGATGAACTTGAAAAAGCCCGTGCCTCAAACACCGCGTCCCGGAAAAAAGCGGAGGCGGACGTGTACAGGGAAGAGGCGGAAGCCATGCGTGACTATCTGAAGGAATACGGGACCTTCCAGCAGCAGAAACTGGCCATCGCTGAGGAATATGCGGAGAAAATCCGCAAGGCACAGTCCCAGGGCGAAAGGCTGACTTTGGAGAAGCAGCGTGATGCGGCTGTGCACAAAGTGGACATGGAAGCCCTTACCCAGAAGATAGACTGGGGAGCAGCGTTCGGGGATTTGACCGGTCTGCTTGCAGACCAGATGAAGAACCTGCTTGGCGAGCTTAAACAGTATGTCAAGACGGATGAGTTCAAAAAAACGGGAGCCGCAGACCAGCAGGTCGTTTACGATGCCATCGAACGTATTCAAAGCATGCTCCCCGGTGGCAACGGGACATTGGATTTTGCCCGGCTGCAAACGCAGATGCACGCTTTGGGGGATGCCGTAACACGCGTGCAAAATGCGGAACTGCAGCAGGAAGCGGCATTCATTCGGTTAAAAGCAGCGCAGACCGATTACAACAAGGCTCTTGAAAGCGGTAACCAGGCAGAAATAGAACGTACTAAAATCGCTCTTCAAATGGCCCAATCGTCCAGCATTTCAGCTGACGAAGAATACCTGAACGCCACCTCTGAAATGAAGGCGCTTGCCGGGGAGGTGAAAAGTGCCTCCCAGGACACGGTTGACGGGTTGAACATGGTATCCGACGGGTTGCACGGCTTTGCGAGCGGAACCTTGCAGGGAGCATTTGAAGGAATCCAGAACATGCTTACCGGTCTTTCAAAACTGAATATCGGAGGCAAGGTCGGTGATGCCATCAGTCAGATGTCCGAGACCCTGTCAAGTGCCGGAGTCATCGGGCAGATCATATCGGCTATTCTCTCCATACTGGATTTGCTGAAAGACGGTATTGGCCCGATTATCTCATCATTGATAGACACCATTTTCAATGCGATAACCGGAATACTCGACAATATCCTCAGCGGAGACCTGTTCAAACAGATAGGCGGTTCCCTTGTGAAAGGTATCGGAGGACTGCTGAACACGGTGTCTTTCGGAGGTTTCAACAAACTGTTCGGCATCGGCGGGAACGCCAAGGAAGTGCAGGCGGCTATAGACCGTCTTACAGACCGGAACGAGAAACTGCAGACTTCCATCGAAGACCTGACCGATACCATCAAGGCAAGCAAGGGGACAAAATCGGTGGAAGCTTACCGGGATGCTTACAAATACCAGAAAGAAACGAATGCAAACTATCTGCAGATAGCAAAGGAACAGGCCCGATACAGCGGAAGTCACCACAGCTGGAACTACTACTGGGGTGGTTTCAACCAGGCACAGATAGACAAACTGAGCGGGCAGATTGGCCGCCAGTGGGACGGGAACCTGTGGAGACTGAGTCCGGAGGAGATGAAGGCACTGCGTTCGAATGTGGACATGTGGACGCAAATCCAGAACACCGGCAAGGGCGGCTATGGCGGGCGACTGACCGAGAAACTGGATGACTACATAGACCAGGCCGGCAAGCTGGAGGAACTGACCGACCAGCTGTATGAAGGGCTGACGGGCATTTCGTTCGACGGTATGTACAGCAGCTTCATCGACAATCTGATGAACATGAAGTACGGTGCCAAGGATGCGGCGGAGGATATATCCGAGTACTTCATGCGGGCGATGCTGAGCAACAAGATCGGTGAGATGTACAGCGACAAACTGAAAGGCTGGTGGGAGAAGTTCGGCAAGGCCATGGAGGACAACGAACTGACTGAGGCGGAACGGAACGCGCTGATGGAAGAGTACATGCAGTATATGGATGAAGCCCTTGCCCTGCGTGACAACCTGGCGGCAGCCACCGGTTATGACAAGACGCAGCAGGGCGGTACGAGCCAAAGTGCGAAAGCGGGCGGCTTTACGGCCATGACGCAGGACCAGGGGACGAAGCTGGAGGGCATGTTCACCAGCGGGCTGCAGCACTGGAGCAGCATGGACGACCGGCTGGAAAGCGTGGTGGAGAAGATGGACACGGCTGAAGGGCATCTGGCCCGGATAGCCGAGAACACCGGTGTGAGCGCCGGACACCTGGGCGAACTGAAGGAAGTGATAAAGAAAATGATACGTGACGGACTAAAAGTGAAGTGATATGGGCAATATACTGAGCGGACTGGTGCTGGTGAACGGCACGGACATCTGGACGGAATACGGCGTGTTCCTGGTGGAAGACCGGCGCGGGGGCATGGAGAACCTGACGGCCATCCTGACCCCGAGCAAGGCCAAGAAGGATACGGCTGTGGACATACGGGAAGAGCACGGGGAAAAATACAGCCCCGTGCTGACCCCACGGAATGAAGCGCGTGACGTGACGCTGCATTTTGCGCTTTACAACAAGACCCAGGCAGGCTGGATGAAGCAGTACTTTGCCTTTGTGAATTTCCTGAAGCAAGGGAAGGACGGCTGGCTGGAGATCCGTTTCCCCCAGCTGGATCTGCAGCTGCGGGTGAAGTATGCCGACTGTACGAAGTTCACCCCGCTGACCTATCTGTGGACGGAAGGTGTGCATGCCGGAAAGTTCCGGGTAAAGTTCCGGGAACCGAAACCGATTATATAACCATTCAAACGCTATTAGAATATGCTTCTAACGATATATGATAAAGCCGGAACCAAGCGTGCGGATGTGGCCGTGAACGACAGCTCGACGCAAAGCAAGGAGGTGCAGGGAGACAATGTGCTTTCCCTGTCGTTCAGCTATTATGCCTTCCTGCCCCTGGACGTGAACGACTACACGGACTATCTGGGCGAACGGTACTGGCTGACAGAACGCTACACGCCGAAGCAGGTGAGCGATGGTGAATGGGAGTATAACCTGAAGCTGTACGGTATCGAGAGCCTGATCAAGCGGTTCCTGGTGCTGGAGACGACGGACGGGGACACCAACCCCCTGTTTACCCTGACGGCCACGCCCCGCGAGCATGTGGCGATGGTGGTGAAGGCTATCAATAACGGCATGGGCCACATTACTGACTGGAAGACGGGTACGGTGGAAGGTACGGAGCTGATCACGATAGACTACGAGGGGATGTACTGCGACGAAGCGCTGAAAGCCATCGCGGAAAAGGCAGGCGGCAAGGTGGAATGGTGGGTTGAGGGGCAGACTGTGAACGTGTGCCGCTGCGAACACGGGGAAGAAATCACCCTTGGCTATGGCAAGGGGCTGACCTCCCTGGAAAGAGATACGAGCAACACGGCCAAATTCTATACGCGCCTGTTCCCGGTAGGCTCGACCCGCAACATCGATGCGGAGAAATACGGCAGCCCGCGTCTGATGCTTCCCGGCGGCAGGAAGTACATCGAGCAGGGCGTGGAGGAATATGGCATCTATGACCATTACGAGCAGGATGCTTTCAGCGGCATCTTCCCCCGTCGGGTCGGTACGGTGAGCTCGGTTCGCAGCGAGGAGGTGGCAGACGATGAAGGAAACAAATTCACCGTCTATTATTTCCGGGACGGGGAACTGGACTTTGACCCCAACCTGTACGAGCTGGCCGGAGAAACCAAACGTGTGTCGTTCCAGACGGGCGACCTTGCCGGACTGGGAGAAAGCGATGACCACTACTTTGAGGTGAACTACGACAGCGCGGCGAGGGAATTTGAACTGATTACCATCTGGCCCTACGATGACGACACCCAGCTGCCGGGCGGCAAGCTGGTGCCCCGAGCAGGCGACACCTATATCCTGTGGAATATCCGGATGCCGGATGAGTATTACCGGCTGGCCGAAGAGGAGTTTGCGGTTGCGGTGGACGAGTACAACCGGGACCACTGGCTGGACATTGCCGCCTACAAAGCCCCGACAGACCCGGTATACATCGAGGAGCACGGCATAGACCTGTTTGTGGGCAGACGGGTGAAGCTGGAGAGCCAGAAGTATTTCCCGGAAAAAGGCTACCGTCAGAGCCGTATCACCAAGATCAGCCGCAAGGTGAACGAACCCGGGCAGATGGACATCGAGATAAGCGATGCGCTGCAGGTGGGCAAGTTCGACAAGGTGACGGACAGCATCGGTGCGCTGAAAAGCTATACGAAATCAAAGACGGAAGGCGCTGCCCTTCCGGACATCATACGAAGCTGGGACAAGACGCTGCCCACGGACAACAACCTGTTTTCCGCCCGGCGCAGCCAGAAAGAGTTCCTGAGCAAGAACCAGCCGGACACAGCCAAAGAGTCCATCCGCTTCCTGAAGGGTGTGAGCTTTGGCGAGGCTGCTGGCGGCAAGCCCTGCGGCATCGTGGATGGTGAGGGCAATGCCGAATACTTGACTGCCGTGATCCGCGAACTGCTGCGCAGCACGGAGTTTGTGGACGGGCTGACCGGTGAGGGCTGGCAGCTGTGGATTGACCAGCTGACCGGACTGACAAACCTGACGGTGGACAAAGTGACTGCCCGGCAAAGCCTGGTGGCGCTGGAACTGCTGATCGAGAAGGTGCGCAGCGTGTGCGGCCAGCTGGTGGTGTCCGCTGCCAACGGCAAGATCAAGGACGTGGTGAAGCAGGGCGACAACTACCGCATCGTGTTTGAGCAGGAATCGGGCTTTGTGGCCCATGACCTGATGCGCTGTGCGGTTACGGGTGGTAAGAAACTAAAAGCATACTGGGTGGAGGTGGCTTCGGTGATAGCCGGCGGTGTGCTGGTCCCGGTAAGCGAGTTTGGCGGGGTGAAGCCGGAGGCAGGCGATGAGTGCGTACTGATGGGCAACACCGAAAACCCGCTCCGGCAGAACCTTATATCCATTGCGGCCACGGAGGACGGGCAGCCCCGTATCGACATTCTGGACGGTGTGAAGGCCAAGAACTTCAACGGCTGCCTTCGTTGCCGGCTGGGTAAGCTGGACGGCATCAGGAGCAGCGCTTTCCCGGCAGACAAACAGCCGAAAGGAAACGGCCTGTATGCCGACAACGTGTGGCTGAAGGGTACGTTCGTGTTGATGACGGGCGAGGACATCCTGACGCGGTTTGAGATAACCGAGGGGAAAATCCATTCAGCCGTGGAAAGCTTGCGCAAGGAAATACGCGAAGAACAGAGTTATCTGGACAACAGCAGTTTTGCCGACGGCATGGACAAATGGAAGACGGGCAGCAAGGCTACGCTGTTCACCCTGGGCGGACGCTGGATCTGGGCGAACGGCGGTCCTTACGGTACGAAGCCGGACGGCCATGCCGAGATACGGACCGACGGCAAGGTGCCTTATGCCTATATCCGGAACAGCTATATCATGCAGAAACTGGAGGACTTCCGGCTGGTACCGGAGTACCGGCAGACGAACAGCCAGGGCGAACGGGTGCCCGGCGTGGTGTATCTGTCGTTCAGCTACCGGGTTATCAAGGCCGGAAGGTTGAAAATAGAATTTGTGAACGCTGATAAGACCGGGTTTGAGAACTTCAACATGTTCGGCCATGAAGAGGACCTGCCCGTTGGCGGTGAGAAGATGTTCACGTTGGACGGACTTTGGAACGGCACTGGCGACTTCAAGCTGTCGTTTACGGGCGTGATTTACATTTCGCTGCTGGTGTTCAGCACCAACAAGGCGGACGCACTGGCCTATAAGTACCGTACACTGTTCGAACAGAGCGACCGGCTGGTAAAGATTTCAGCGGCGGTCTTCGACAAGGACGGTAATGCGCTGAAAGAGACCGGGCTTGTCATAAAGCCTGAAGGTTCCGGTCTGTATGCGCAGGACAATACAGGAAAGATTGCCCTTATCGGGGTGAGCGTGGAGGAAGAGGACGAGTACGGAAATACCGTGAGCAAAATCAAGCTGACAGCCGACCATATACAGCTGGAGGGACTGGTAACGGCCAACGGCAACTTCAAGATACTGGAAGACGGCAGCATTGAAACGACCAACGGTAAGTTTACCGGAGAGATAGACAGCAGCAAAGGGAAAATCGGCGGCTTTGAGATAGGGAACGGCCGTATCGGTTCTGTGGCCGACTCTCACGGGAGCGGTGGCGGTCTTGCCATTTATGATGATTTTTTCCGTGTCGGCGGCAGCAAAGGATATGTGATGTTCGGTGATGATGTGATACCGTCTTCTGCAGGAGGAGCTTTTACCGCTGTCGGTCGTATCGTGAACTCAGCCCCCAATATATACGGGAATTACGGCTTCGACCAAGCGAACTATGGATTGTTTATAGATGTTACCGGCGGTACGAAGAACTACGGTATCAGCAGCAATGCGGCATTACTTGCCCCGGCGTTTATCAATACGAAAGCCAAGCTGCTTACCTTCGGAAGTGGAAACTACACGGTGGATTTCTCACAACACAATATCATTTTGATGTATTACAATGAACCCAACTACAGTAAGGTAGAGGTTACGCTGCCGTCGGAAAGTTCTGTGGCATACAAGTTCGGCATGAGTTACTTGCCTACCGATTTTGCAGCCATTGTCACGTTCAGGGTCAGACCCGGTTCAAAGAATATCATACTAAAAGGTATCTATAACCACAATGAAGATTTGCAAAACTACGAGATGGCATCCGGGGACTCCGTAACGGTACTTATTACAAAAGCGGACGGATTCCGTTACCAGATATTGAATCATTCATCCTAAAAAACAGATATATATGAAAAAGTTAGATTTCAGGAATTTCAGCGTTCCCACCGGAATAACCCGTCAGACGAGGGAGGTTTTCGATGCACGTGAGCAGATAGCCGATTTGCTGTATACGCGTGTCAGTGGCATCAAGGCCCATCGGCTTGCGTTCAAGATTTTCGAGAGTACCGGCGAGACCGAGTTCAGCGATGAGGAAACCGGGATGATACACATGGCGGTGGAACGCTATTGTCTTCCCAATGTGATAGATGCCCTGAACGAAATCCTGGGCGGGTCAGAAACCGATAAAAACGAATGAGTATGGCAGAAATGACACAAGAAGAACTGGTTCAGGAAGTGCTGGACCGTGTACTCCAGAGTTCTACCGGCGTGGAGGACTTGGAGACCGTCACCTCGCTGAGCGGTGTGAAATCACTGCCCGGCGAGAAGGACGGAAAGATGGTGAACGTCCCCCTGGAACTGATAGGGGAACCTGCGAGCGATGCCGCCGCCCGTGCCGAGGCTGCCGCCAAGAAAGCGGAAGGAGCCGTAGCCGGACTGGAGGAAAAGACCCAGGCCGCCACGGAAGCGGCCACCAAGGCCAACGAAGCGGCAGCCAAGGCAGAAAATGCCGCAGCCAAGGTGGAACATACTACGGCAGCAGCCGTCGGCGGAGCTACCGCACGCTTTTCCTCATGGATGGAAACAGGCAATGTCTTGCCTGACAAGAGTACCAAGCCGGGCGGCAACGTGGTGTATGTGGCCAGTGCCGGGAAATTTGCCTACCACATGGACTCCACCCTGTACGGGGACTGGGACGTGGCGGGAGTACCCCCCGCCGGCATGTTCATGGATGCGGACCGGACAGCCATCCTGCCGGACAAGCTTTACCTGCTGGGCGATGCCGTATATACCGGAACAGGCGGCAGCCTGAGACTGCTGGCCTACCGGCATGAGGTGATGAGCGGGGAAGCTTACGAGGCGCTGCAGGACAAGGATGCGAATACGCTGTATCTGATTTATGAGGAGGATTGACGATGATAACCATAGGCGGTAAGGAAATAACGGCTGCGTATGTGGGGAAACGTGCCCTGTCGGCAGTCTATGCCGGGGCAAGACTGGTGTGGTCTGCGATAAGCAGCTGTTTCGGACTTGGATACTGGAAAGGCGACGAGCCGTGGAACGGATCGGACGCATGGAACGGTAGCAGTAAAACTGATAAATGAATGATTATTATAAAAGGACAGTATTATGGCAAAAAGGAAAATAAGCGGAATCATCAACGCGACTGAACATCCGATGAATCTTGAAACACCATGGAACCAGAAACAGCCGGACGGCACCTATCATGCCTATGCAGGCGATGACATCGAAGCGTTCCTGAAGAAGGAACTGTCAAACCGTACCCCTACCGAGGAACTGGTGAGCGGCGAGACGAAACCTCCTACATCCGGAACGGTGTTCGATGCGATGGTGGGTACGGTGACGGACGTGGATGTGCAGGACAGCGAGGACGGCACCCAGTACGTGATGACCGTCAAGCAGAAGGACAACCAGGGCGGCGAGAGCTCGAAGGAAGTGCGCTTTTCCAAGTACACGGACGATGACAAGGTGGTGGTGAACATCGACCTGACGGACAGCGGCGGTGCGGGACTTCCCGCCTCGCAGTATCTGGCACTGGGCAGCGGCTTTGTGGTGAAATACTCCGTAGGTGTGGGCACTGCCGGTGGCGGTACGGTGGACGGCTACAGCGACCTGAAAGCCCGCGTGATCGTGAAACGCGGTTCGACCGTCATCAGTGAGTTCCGGGATGCGGAGTTTGTGGGCGTTACAGCCGGACAGAGCTATACCTTTGACGCTTCGCCCTACCTGAAGGATGCCACTGCCTATACCGTGCAGGTGGAAGCGCAGGCAACTTACCAGGACGGCACGCTGATGAAGACGGCCACGGCCAAGGTGACCATGGTGGCCATGGAGCTGGAGACCACCTACTCGGCGGGCAACGGGCTGGCCGACGGGGGATATAAAAATGACGTGAACATCCCCTTTACTGCCAAGGGCACGAGCGGTGAGAAGAACATCTACTACCGCGTGAACGGCGGACAGGCCTTTACCCTCGGTCTTTCGGCCGGCAGCGGTGTGCAGCAGAAGAACGTGACCATCCCCCTGACACAGATGCAGGAGGGTACGAACGTGGTGGAAGCCTACGCGCAGCATGAGAACTCCGGTGTGGTGAGCCGGGTGCATTACATTACGCTGCTGAAGGCAGGCGGAGGTGTGACAGCGTATGCCGGCCTGATGTTCAGCCACCGGGCAGCGGGGTTCCAGCGTGACTGGAAACACCCGGTGCTGGAGGCAGAGCAGTTCACGGCATGGAACTTCACGTATGCCGGCTATGACCGCGATGCGTACACGGCCCGTGTGAAAGTGACCGACCGGGGCAGCGTGGTGAAGGAAGACCTGCTGCAACGCGGTGAGACCGGCAGCTACGGACGGACGAACGTGAACGTGGAACCGTTGGACTACCGTGTGTCATGCGGCGATGCCGTGCTTGAGGTGCAGGTGAACACCACATCGCACCCGGACATTGAAGCCACGCTGGCACCGGATGCCGTGTGTACGTTTGACGCCTTCGGGCGAAGCAACACGGAAAACAACCCGGCAAGCTGGGTGAGCGGTGACAAGCGTATGGAGTTCCGGGACGTGCTGTGGAGCGTGAACGAATATGGTGCCGGTAGCGGCTGGCACAAGGACCGCCTGCTGCTGGCCGGCGGTGCAGGTATGACCCTGACCGCTGACGGCGGTTACCGCCCCTTCAACGAGGCGGACAAGCCCGAGGGATTTGCCATCCGTGACGTGGGCATGACGCTGGAGATAGAATACAGCACGGCCAACGTGACGGATACGGATGCCGAGCTGATCACCTGCCTGGGGCAGCTGGACAACGGCAACCGGTACGGGCTGATTGTGACTCCGGAAGAGGCCAAGTTCCTGACCGGTGTGGTGACCGAGGCGATGGATGCCGGACAGGTGCTGCGCTATGAAGACTCGGTGGGTACCAAGTTCCAGCCGGGTACGAATATCCGCATTACCTACGTGTTCTATCCGAACGTGCAGACCAACGAACAGCGCACGCTGATCGGTTTCTATGTGAACGGTGAAGAGTCGGCTGCTTCCAAGTGGCTCGACAAGGTGAATTTTGACATTCAGAGCCAGTTGGAATTTAAGTCGGCAGGTGCCGACTTGAACGTGAAGAGCGTGCGTATCTATAACAAGGCGCTGACCTCGGACGAGGTGCTGAACAACTACATCGTGGACCGCAACCACCTGGAGGATGCCGACGGGGAACCGGGCGTGCGCTCACTGGATGAGGACAACCGCGTGCTGAATGAAGGAGATACGGTGAGCATGGAGAAGCTGATGGGGCTGATGAAGAAGCGCCGGAACTCGATCCTGGTACTGATAGGCACGGGCAGCGTGGGCAGTGAGGTTCCGAGCGAGAGCGACACGCTGAACGTGGTGGATGCACTGGCCCAGCTGAACGACAAGAAGGCCAATAAACTGGTAAGGGAGGTCCGTTTCTATAACGGAGAGGACAGGACGCTTGACTTTATCCTTACCAACGTATATGTCCGTATTCAGGGTACTTCTTCCGTGAACTATGCCAGAAAGAACTTCCGTTTCTACTTCCAGAAGACGGCAAGCGGCTGGACGGTTACATTGAGCTACGGGGAGATTGACGGAAACGGCAGGCAGAAGAATCCGGTGGTAACTACCGGCAAAAAAAATCTCTTCAAGTTACGCAGGAACTCGGTAGGCGCGAAGCTGGCATGTTCCAAATGCGACTTCTCGGACTCGTCCATGACCACCAATACCGGAGGTGCGAAGCTTATCAATGACGGACTGAAAGAGATGGGGCTGCTTACGCCTGCCCAGCGTTACGCCAAAGACCATGGGCTGGAGGATGATTACCGTTCGGCCATCGACGGCCTGCCGTGCGACCTGTTCGTAGCGAAGAGTGCCGACGAAGACCTGACCTATTACGGCCAGTACAACATGAACAACGAGAAGAGCGACAGCTACCCCATCTTCGGGCAGGATGAGACCATCGGCGGCGAGAAATGGGGCGAGGGCGACACGCTGAACTACCTGGAAGCCGACGAGGAAGGACACAAGCAGTACCTGCCCGTCTGCTTCGAGACGCTGAACAACTCCAATCCGCTGTGCCTGTTCCACTGGTTGCCGAGTACCGAACCGGAGCATAAGGATTTCATGGACTACAACTTTGACGGAGGACTGGAATTTAATCATCCGAAAGATACCTTCTGGTCGGACGGAGGCGGTGACGCGGAGGAAGAACCGAACCTGAAAGACCACCTCGGTACCGGTGACAAGTACGACAAGATGTACAAGGCCACCGACCGCATGATGAGTTTCGTCTACCGGTGCGTAAAGGAAACGCCTGCGGGCAGGAACATGGTTTACAGCACGGAATCCCATTCGTTCGAGGGGGTGGACTATGAGGACGACGGCGACAAGTTCCCTACCGCCAAGTGGCAGAGCGATACGTTCAGGAAAGAGGCCGGGAAGTATTTCGACCTTCCCCACCTGATTGCCTACTATCTGTACGTGCAGTTCAACCTCGGTGTGGACCAGCTTGCGAAGAACATGCTTATCCGCACATGGGACGGTGTGAAATGGTCGATTGACTATTATGACGGCGACTGCCAGCTCGGTTCTGACAACAAGTCGTTCCTGACCGGGAAGTATGACGACAACCGCCAGACGAAGCGCGACGGGGCTTATGTGATGCAGGGTCATAACTCGTGGCTGTGGAACCTCATCGTGGCCAATTGCTGGGACATGATTGTGGAGATTATGGTGAGCGGATGGAACGGGGGCGCAAGCTTCATGAGTGCCTTCAGTATCCAGAAAGCCATTGACCATTTCGATACCGAACAGATGAAGAAGTGGTGCTCACGCCTCTATAACAAGTCCGGCATCTTCAAATACATCTACCCGTTCCTGAACGAAATGCCGGTGGGTGCTGACGGTGCCAAACAGACCTATCCGCAAATCTACGGTCTGAAGGGTTCGTTGAAAGCACACCGGAACTACTTCATCCAACGCCGGTATGACCTGAAGCAGGTGGAGTACGGCTATGTATCCACGCTGGGTGCCCAGTTCTACCAGAGTACGGCATCGCTGGACAAGGCTTATAAACTGAAACCGATGCAGTACCGGCTGACCATCCCGTACCGTGTGCAGCTCTCCACCAGCAACGGCGTGCAGGCCGACAGCGGCGTGGTGGATGCGGACGTGCTCCATTCCCTGCAGCTGACCCGTGCCTTCGGTGAGAACGACCCGCTGAAGATTATCGGTGCAGCCAAAATCAAGGAGCTGGTATGGCACGAGGATGCGTTCGCAATCGGCTTCAACTTCGGTCTGCTGACCTCACTGGTAAAACTCGACATGAGCGTGGAGAAAGCCAGCGGTTACCGGAACGGCTCGTTCATGGCTTCGACCAATGGTATGCTGCTTCTGGAAGAAGTGAACATGCGGAACAACCGGCTGGCCCGGAACGGGGACAACGGGAATGTGGCCACTTTGGACTTGAGCTGGCAGGGCCGCCTGAAGAAACTGGACGTGAGGGGTACGGGGCTGACCCGTGTGAAACTGGCCACCGGTGCGCCCGTTGTGCAGTTATGCCTGCCGGACACGATTGAGGAACTGTTCCTGGAATATCTGACCAAGCTGTCCGATAGTGGCCTGATACTGGAAGGGATCAATAATGTGCGGGGCTACCGCTACACCAACTGCCCCGGCATCGACGGGTTCGCTATGCTGGAACGCCTGCACCAGGCCAGACTGAACGGCAGCGGCAAGCTGGAGCGCTTCGTGCTGGAGATAGACCGGGAAGACGACGGAACCCTGCTGAAGAAGTATTACGACTACGGAACGTATACACAGACGGGTGCCGTGGATGACCGGCATTCGGGACTGAGGGGCAAGCTGACCCTGACGAAGTATCTGGCCGATGAGGAACTGGAGAAGTATGCCGCCCGTTATCCGGAACTGACCATCAAGCAGCCGCCCTATACGATGATCGAGTTTGACGACAGCGTGGCCGACGATGCCAATGTTTCGAACCTGGACAACAAGACGGGGTACAAATTCGGCAATACGTACAAAATGAGCGGGCATGTGAATGCCATCCTGTCCAAGCGCCACCGCGTATTGGCCAAGGTGACGAAGATGCCCACGAGCCGGAAGGTGGAGATAGCCGGGCAGCAGGTGGAAGTGAACAACCCGGACGGGGAGATGACCTATTTCCCCCTGCATGACGAAAGCTCGAACTTCTATGCCGATGCGGAGGATATGAACGACTGTACGGTGGCGAAGCTGGACGGCAGCGAGGGAGACTGGATGATGTATGAGCCGTTTTACTGGAGCAAAGGCATCAACGATTATTTGAACAACAAGAAGTACGCCTGCTACAGCAGTTATCCGGAGGACGAAATGCCCCCGGTGCCTGAGGCGACGGTACTGACACTGGATGCCATCAAGGAGACACAGGGCGGCTGGCTGGGTGAACGCAAGATCATGAGCGGCAAGCCCACGCTGATGGAATCCTATACGACGGACAAGGCTTATTCCGTGTGCAAAGTGGACGTGTCGGGTTACAGACGTGTCCGCTTCCCGAGCGTTCCAGGAACAGGGCTTATCGGCAGTGTGTTTGCTGATGCGGAGGGAAACATCCTGAAGAGTATTGTGGTGCCGACCATCGGCTTGAAATTTGAAGCCGGCATGTATCTGATAGCAGACGTTCCGGAACGTGCTACAGCCCTGCATTTCTCCATTCTGAACACGGCAGAGTTTGACTGCGTGGTGCTGAGCAACAGCGACAAGATAGAGGACATGGAACCGGATTGGGTGGCCAATGAGGAACATCTGTGTGCCGTTGTGGGCAGTTCTGTAGTGGGCAGCAAGTTGCGTGCCTGCATAACCGGAGCTTCGACCACGGCAAGCATGACATGGACGGACTTCCACTATTACAGCCAGCAGCGTGGCATGCAGCAGATAGATGCCCTGATGCACAGCCGCATCGCGAACCTGAGCTATGCAAAGTACGGGCGTAGGGACATGCAGGAACAATGCGGTGCCGGTCAGCATAACAATAACCGGACAACGGGTGGAACGGCCGACCATGGAATGACAGATACCATCGGCTATGACGAAGCGTATGTCATCAACAACAAAATCACGAATTCGCTGATTGACGGCTTGGTGCATCAGTATGCCTGGTATAAGAGCCGGGACGAATACGGACAGGCGACCGTGGTGCAGGTGAACAATATCTGCTGCCTGGGCTACGAGGACATCTACGGCAACAAGTATGACATGATGGACGGCGTGGATCTGCCGAATGACAGCGGCAACCAGGGCAAATGGCGCATTTGGATGCCTGACGGCAGTATCCGTATGGTACAGGGCAAGAAGGACAGCGGTCAGTGGATTACAGGCGTGGCGCACGGCAAGTATATGGACATGGTTCCGGTAGGTAATTTGAACGGATCATCTTCCACCTACTATACCGACATGTACTGGATAAGCACCGCTACAGTCCGTGTGGTCTATCGCGGGTGCTACAATGCGAATGCGAGTGGCGGTGTGTCGAATGCGTATGCGAGTGGCGATGCTTCGTATACGCATGCGGGTGTCGGCCCGCGCGCTGCCGCCCCCCGCGAAAAA